GCTGGTTTGGCGGCGGTGTCGCGTCGGTGATGCTGACTTGCGCCGAGGCATCCACAGCGGCAATCGCGGGAACGATGAGCAGGACGTTGTCCTGGATGTAGGTCGCGCTTTTGATGTTGCCGAGCGATTTGTTGATGCGCCGATAGGCCATCTGCGCAAACGGGAGAAGCAACTGGTCGGTGAAGGTGTTGCCGGCCGCGTCGTTGAGCAGGGCTCGGGCGAGAGTGTTGATCGCAGAAAGATTGGTGTAGGCGCTGCTAGGCCCGACTGGCATTTTTTATCCGCCCACGCAGACAAACTGAATGTGGTCCGTTCCGGTTCCGGTGACGGTGACGGTGTTGGCGCTCGCCGGAATGACGGTAGCGGTGTTCGCCGGCGTGGTGATGTCGTTTCCTGTGCAGAAAAAAGTTGTGGCGCTGGTGAAAGCAGGGAGAATCCCCGTAAAGGTAGAAGTGCCGCCGCTGAGGATTGCAATTCCGCCGATGAAGTGCTCTGCGGCTGTCAGGGTGTTAGAGCAGGCAGCGTTCGCCGCCATCGTGCCGCACTGGACGCCTGTGGTCGCCCATTGCCAGAGGTTCGGCGCTCCCGGAAAACCTTCGAGAAACTGTCCTGTTACTGGAGCCGCCGTAGGCAGCGCACTCGGACCGGCTGTGCCCGCGTTCGGGGCTGCTTGAAGCGCCACGGTGCTACTCGCCGACCCGGTAAACGTAAGGATGGAAGAATTTCCGCCAGTTGCGCTCATGGTTACATTGGGAGGCAGCAGGACGCCCGCGCCTCCGGAGCTTCCAGTGCAGTTGAGGACGATATTCCCCTGCGAATTTGTGCCTGCGTTTAGCGTGCCCTGAACTGTGCACGTCTCCACGGCCGATGCCGACCCATTCCAGTAATTTCCCTGCAGAGTCAAAATGGGCGAGTTTTGATTTGCGATAGCGGTTGCCGCGGTCGTGCTGAAGAGACTGAGCGTTTGTCCGGCCTGGCTCCATAGGAAATTAGGAGAACTCGCGAGAACCTGAGACCCGCCGCCATACACGACCTGGCCAGTGGCGACCGATCCGGCGAAGGTTCCGACGCAACCTACCGAGGCGCCAGGGACGCAGGCGACGCCGGTCGCGTAGACGGAGAGGCCGAAATTCGAGCTGTAGGCCTGGACGCGGTAGTAGCCTGGCACGGCCCACGCCGTATAGTTTCCAAGTCCGTCGGAAACGAATGGATTGGAGGAGCTGAAATTCCCAGTGTTGTCGGTGGTAAGCGCCGCAAGCGGCGCGCAGGCCTGCGTCCTGTTGCCCGTCTGATAGACTGTGCCGTTGGATCCCGCCGAGCCGTTCGCATTCACCAGGTTGTAAGAAATCGTTGTCGCGCTGGTCGAGGAAATGATGAAAGCGCCGTTGAAGTAGGTATCGCCACCAGTGAAACCGAAAACGGTGAGCGCCTGGCCGGTGACAAAACCCTGCGTGATTGGATTTGATGCAAAGGTGAGCGTTGCGACGTTGCTCGTCACCGATGCGGCCGTCGTGGTGAGCGTGCTGCAAATGGCGACGTTGACGCCGCCGGCTGGCCTTCCGGTGGAGCTGAAGGTTATGCCTGTGATGGGCCCGTTCTGCGCACGAGCGGCGCCAGCGGAGGCGAACGCCGCTACGAGTGCACAGATCGCGAGCGAGAGCCAGCGCTTCACGATTTCTTAGGCCTCAGTTTGCCGCCTGCTTGTTTTGGTGTTTCGCCTGGCGGAATAACGGCCACGCCGCGACCAAGGTCTCCGTCGTCCGCTGTCTGCGCCAGAGGCGCGAAGCGGTCGGGGAAGAATTTGCGGGCCTTCTCTTCATCGAGGAGCGCGCCGCAGTGCGAGCATAGTGCCAGGCCGGGCTTGATTCGCCCGCCGCAGGCCGGGCAGTCGAGGTTTGGCTGGACGTTGGTTTTCCAATCGCGCTCGAGTTTCAGGTACTCGGCCGCGCGCTTAATCCAGTCAGGGATGAGGATGACCGCGCGCGTCTGCTGCCAAATTTTGTCGCCCTCGGCCACGCCCCACTGGTAAAACTTTTCCAGGCGCGCGTTTGCGGAGCGCAGTTCGGCATCGGTCGGGAGCGAGGCCCTCGGAATGAACACGCCGAGGAAAGAGTCAAAGCCCGCGTCGATGTTGATTTCACGGCACAAGTCGGTGGCAACTTCGCCCGGCGTGATCGGAAAATCGAAGACGCGTTTGTCGCCCATGTCCATGGTGCCCTTGCGGGGAGTGATTTCGATGATGGAGTAGGCTTCGCCCGCGGCCTTCGCGGGAATGTGGTAATTGCCGTAGCTGCGCGAGAGGTAGTATTCCGTGTCGGTGATGTTGACGATGTAGGCCCGGCTGGCGTTGAATTTTTCAAGGTACTCGGGCGGCATGTTCTGGACTGCGATGACGGGTGTGCCGGTGCTCATTTGAAAATCCTCCTGTAAAATGCCGGCGTGCGACACGGGCGTGCCGTCATGCCGTTCGGAAAGTGGAAAGGAGTCAGAATCCGACTGATTCCTGACGCCTATCTCTCCTGGCTCACGACATTCAAGCCGATGTGGAAACCTGAATGGCGCTGGCTCTGCGATAGCCTTATTTCAGAACTGAAATTTCGAGGCCTGCGCTTCGATCTGGCTGCAACCGAAGACCGCCCCTTACACAAAACCGTCTACGAATTCACGATTACGGATGATGCTAAGGAACGCTGACCATGGGCCCGGTGATCGTCGAACCGGTATTCAAAACGGAATCGGCATAGCTGTCGTACTCGCGGTCTTGCTTGGCGATGGCTTTACTCTTGAATTCCGTGACGGACTCGGGTGTTTCCTCGCGACTCGTCTCCAAGCACGCCACAAACGCCCTGGCGATCATGGGAGTGAGCTGGACGAATGCCCCTGTGGATGTTTCGAGGGTGAACGCCAGCTCGTAATCGCCGCGGGAAGGGTAGGGGCCGAGCGCGGGAACAAACTGGCCGTCAACCGCTTCCATGGTTTGCATGGCCCACAGCGCGGGGCTGCCATAGGTTTCTGGCGGCATCCAGCGCTCGATGTGCCAGCGATTCTGCGGGTACTTCGGGACGCGGCGCACTTCGATCACTTCGCGCACGAGATTGCCGTCTTTGTCGTGGTCTTCCCACTTACCGCCAATCCAATCGAGGCGGTTTGCGCCCCACACGGCACGATAGTTTGGCTCGCCGTAGCGGTTGAGGCCGCCGGCCAGGCGCAGCACAAGCGCAACGTCGGCCGGCGTCTCGTGAGTTTCCCGCGTGACGAAGATCACAATTACGGCGAGAGCTTTTTGAAAGTAATAACGACCGGAACGAATTCAGTCGCGGCGCCGACTTTGATGCTGGCGTAGGTGCCGTTTCCTTGCTCGGTCCCGCCGGCGCTGACGAGGCTCACGGTGTGGAGCTTATTGTTCGTCGGATGGCGCATGATGTAGAGATAGCCGAAGGTGGCGCTGAAGCTGAGCGCGCCGCCATTCATTTCGTACGTGATGTTGTCGGGCACGCTAGGCGTAGGAATCTGCGCGGCGACGGCCGACAGATCGAGCACGTCTCCGCCGACTCCTGTCACATAGCTGCCGCCTGGCGTCCAGGCCAGCAGGCCGTAGACGGTCAGTTTGTTGTTTCCGCTGGCGTCCAGGTCTTTCGTGGTCCAGGGGTTCCCATCCATTCCAAGAAGGCTGACTCCCATTTGTTTTCTCCTAGAAAAACGACAGAGCGCCCTTGAGGAGCGCCCTGGAAAGGTGGTAAGTTGCCTGCGCTAGACTTAATGCACAAGAAACCGCGCGGCCCGGGGGAAGGGCGAGCAGGCCGCGCGGTATTTTTTTAGTACCCGCTGGGACGCGCCAGTGTGGAGATATAGCTGCCACTTCTCGGGGAGTCGTTCCATACCTGGAATCCGGTGTCGAAATAGAAGACATACGCCGCTGCGATGCCGCCGGAAGCGCCGTAAATCGGGAAGATGGTCTGCCCGCCGACCTCGTAGTAGTCGATGTCTTTCATCACCGCGCGGCCCCAGTGCGACATGTCCAGGAAGTCGATGCGCGTCTGGTCCGCGTTGATCGAGCTCTTGAACGGAATGCCGCTCATGGTCTTTTTGCCGGTGAAGAGCAGGTCCAGATCGCTCGCGCGTCCGCCGCCTGATTCCTTGATGACCGTGGAGATGGCGATGCCAAGATTTTCCCAGGCATGTTCCTGCTCGAGCGCGGTGTAGGCCAGGAGCTTACCTAGTTGGTCAACACCCAACGCCTTCCGCACCTTGTTAACTGCAAGCCGAACGTATGTGGGAACGAGCGCGGACGACGCGGCGTTGACGGTCGGCGTCTGCAACTGAACTGCATAGCTCGCGCGGTTCAGGTTGAGCCATGTGCCCGTGGTGGCGTTGTTCTGGTGGTACTTGATGCCGAACAGCGAAGTCGGCTGCGCGCCGGCCAAGCCGTCATGGACGATGACATCGTTCGCGCCCGCTCCAGCAGGGACGTTGTCGATGGTGATGGTCTGCGCTGCGGAGATCGGATCGGCCTGGATGACGTTCGAAACCACGCCGGCCGCGACGTTGCGGTTGGTGGTGAGCGTCGGATCGTAGATTTGGATGGTTTGGCCGACGTAGACGCCGGTCGCGCCCATGGGGATCGCCATGGTGAGCACGCCGCCTGCGATTGAAGAAATGGTACCGATTACTCCGTTGCCGTTACCTTGCACTACTTTGTCCAAAAACGAGCGGAACTGCTTCATTCCGTTGGACACTTCGCGCTTGGCCGCGTTCTCGATGGCCTTTTCTTTTGAGTTGGTGGCGTACTCGACGAGCTTGGTGATTTCGGTGGCGAAGCGGAAGAAAATCGGGCTGACCTGGGCCACGTCGTACTGCGTTCCACTGCCGCGCCCGAGGTCGCCGCCGTCCGCGTTGTAGCTTCCGCCCTTGCCGCCGGCCACGAGTTGCAATGGCAAGCGCATGTTGCGGGAGCTGACTTTCTCGATGTCGCCCCTCTGCTGTATGAGCGACATGAGAACATCATCTCTTTCGTATAACAGAGGTATCTTATCTCTAACTTTCTCAAGTTGTAACGCAATTGTAGCAGCGTTGTTCTGTGCTGGCATTGAAATTTCTCCTTAAAGAGTTGCCCGCCAGTGCGCGGGGTTGAGTTTTTGTGCGTCTACGCGTTCAAGATGTCGTCGTCACTCATTTTTGAGTAATCGACATCCTTGCGCGTGAGCGCCCGTTGCCCGCGGGGAGCAGGCGAGGCGCCCGAAACTTCTGTCTTTCCGGCCGCCGCAGCCATGCGCTTTTCGGCGGTTTGGTGCGAGGCCATGAAATCCGTGGTGTAGGTTTCAACGACCTTCTGCAAAACGTCGTTGAGTGCTGTCTTGGCGAATTCGACGGGGAGCTTGATGGCGAGATCGCTGTTGGCCTGGCTAAAAATGCCGCGAATCGGCTTGCCGTCGTGGCCTTCGGAGCCGTTCGGCCAGATGGCTTTCCCGATTTGATCGACGATGTCGGTCTTCTGCGCGAGCAGCTTATTGATTTCGGCGTGCGCGTCGGCGGCGATGCGCGCCTGCGCGCCGGGCGTGAATGCGGTTTTTTCGAGCAGTTTGCCGATGGCAGTCTTAATTTCGCCTTGCACGCTTTCCGTGATCTTGCTGTTGACGGTGTCGCGGAAAGCGTTGGAGGTCTTGACGAAATTCTGCTCGTCCTTGGTGCGTTCGCCTGCTTCGCGGGCGTCTAAACCTCTAGCGCGCGCTTCGACTCGCGCCTTCTCGGTCGTGGGGAAGCCGTTGCCATCGGCGAATTCCAGCATTTTCTGGACTTGCGCCTTGAGCGTCGGCAAACCTTCCTCGCCGGCGTCTAGCGCGTTGCGCAGGACTTCAAATGCCTTGTCGAATTGCCAGCCGTGCAGCGTTTCGGTCGTGAGCTTGGTGAGCTGGGCCTCGTACGCTTGCGGCTGCGTCGTTTTGAGGAGATTCAGGCCGGCCTCGAACATCGGCGCGAGCGCTTCGGGCTTTTCACCGAGGAATTGCCGCAAACCGCCTTCGACGGACGCGGGATCACCGGAGAACATGGCCTCGTCCAGCTTAGCGCCTTCGGCAACCTTCGTTTGCGCCTCCAGGAATTGAGGCTCAATTGTGGCCAGCTTGTCGGCGTTGGCTTTGGCCGTGAAGTACAGCGTGCGGAATTCGGGATCCGTCTTGGCGAGTTCCTGCCACTTCGCGGGGATGGCTTTGTCCTCGGTGGCTTTGGCTGCCTGCTCGGTTGCGAGCTGCTCGGGAGTCTTCGCAGCGTCTGCGGCGACTTTCGCGGCTGCGGCTGCCTTTTCCTGCTCCGTTTGTTGAACGACGGGGGCTGGTTCGGTGGGTGCGGTCCCAACTGGGTCCATCCCTAAGATTTGCTCGTCGGTCTGCGAGGCTGCTGGGGCTGCTGGCGCTGCGGGAGTTGGCGAGCCTGCGCCCGTTCCTCCGCCTGCGCCGCCGTCACCACTTCCGCCGCCGGTACCGCCGCCTGCGCCTGCTCCGCCTACCGCTACTGGTTCGTCTGCCATTTTGTTTCCCTCCAAATGAAAAAGCCCGCTAAAATCGCGGGCTTCGGTGCTGTTTTGCTCGAGAGTGTAAAAACCCAATTAGGCGCTAATTGATGCCTGACCGGGGGCCGGGCTGTACTTGCGCTCGAAAACGTCCTTCGGATTCAGGTACACGTAGCCGTCGGACTGCAAAACGTAGTAGTCGCCGACTTTCGGCGTCATTCTCGCCGTCATTTCCGGTGGTACCACTCGCCACAAGTCTAATTCGCCCTCTAGACGTATCTTTTGGCCGTCTGAGGCGGGCGAGCCAACGGCAACGATCTTCCAGGCTTCGACTTCGACCGGATTCGCGATGTATTTCATCGGGGCACCCACTTCACCGAAATTTCAAACGTCCCAAACTTTCGCAGCAAGAGCAGCAGCTTGCCGCTGGTGTCGCCTTCGATTCCAGCCTTGCGGTAGATGCTTTTTGCGTGCCACTTCACCGTGCCGACCGACAAGTTGAGGTCTCTGGCCATTTCCTTGAAGCTGCGGAACTGGAACAATTCCTCAAGGACTCGCGTTTCGGCCGGTGTGAGTCTCACGACACCTCTAATGCAGGCCGCCGCGCAGCAGGTACCAGATGACCAGCACGAGAACAACCAGGCCGAGGCCGCCTCCGAATCCGCCCCCGTAACCGTACCTGTTGAACCCGTAGTAGCCTCCGCCGCCGAACAGCAAGACGAGCAGAATAATCAGCAGAATCATTTCAGCCTCCTAGGTACGCTGGCCTCGGTGGAGTTTTTCCCGCGTCCACTGGTGATTCGTTGAACCTTGCCGCTATGAATTCGAGAACGTGCGCACTCATGGGATGGCGCTCGACGAAAGTGATGTCGTGATCGAGCTTCTCGATTTCTTTGTCGAGCCAATTAGCTTCCGCGATCATTTCCGCGCGTTTCTTGCGCAAGCGGTCAAGCACGCTCGCCCGTGGCCTCGGCGCTGGCGTTTGCACTTGCTGCGTTTCCACCGTTTTCGGTTGCTCTTTTTTGTTGAACATCATCGGGTGTAAGACACCTTTCGTCTATCGAGCGCGATCAGCTTGCGAATCGTTCTCAGCGTGATTTTATGCCGTCGCGCCACTTGGAGGCCCTTTAGGTGGAGGCGCCGCGCTAGGGGGCGCAGCGCCCGGTAGTGGTCCTGACATCGCGGCCATCATGGCTTGTTTCGCTGCCTTGCCCTTGATGTGCTCGATGGCATGTTGCCGTAGGTTCTCAAATCCCCCTGGATTTGTCCGCTTAATCTTTTCGCCTTCTTCCGATTCGGTCAGCCGTTGAATTTCCTGAATGTGCGCGTCGTGATCGTCGAGCAGGGGATCGACTTTCACCGTGGATTGCGGCTGCGGGCCAGTTGGGCCGGGAACTTGCTGCGGAGGCGACTGCAAAAGCGTTTTCGTTTCGACTTTTTGCTGCCGCGCGGCGTCCACGCCAGGGAGCTGCAACTCGTTGAGGCCGTTGACATCCCGCGCGAATTCCAAATTGGCCGGCAAGTCCATCATTTCGAGGAACGCGGGATCTTTGCCGAAAACGCTGAACATCTGCTGCAACGCAGCCTTTTTCTGGCTGGTCATGCGCGGGAAATTCTCGTCGCCTTCGGGAGTGACCTTGATGTTGCCTTGGAGGTCGTCGAGGCGAATGTAATCCGGCTCGTCCTTGCCATCGACGCCCTCGACGCTGATTTCCACATCCGCAGGGCGATTCTCGGCAAAGCATTTGACACTAAGCATCATCATGCCGGCGTAAAACTCCTTCAGGCGACGCCACACCAGGCCAATTCTGCCCATAGCCTGATCGCGCGAAAGTTCATACCCCCCCTTTGTTTCGCCGCCCGCGCCTTTGGCTTCGCCGCCAAAGACGGCAGGGAATAGGCCGGTCACAAACTGCGCATTCTCGCCCGAGAGTGCCTCGGCATACTGCGGCAGGGATACCGGCACGTCCTGGCTCTGCTGCTCGTAAAACGACGCACTGAGATTCCCGCCAGGCGTGCGCGGTTTCGCGGGGTACCATGCGCCAGGCTCCACGGTGGTGTTGTGCAGCGCGTCGAAGTTGATGACTTCCGGGTCGGCGAAGTGCGATCCGAGGCCCATTTCGTACATTTCCATGGCGATATTTGAGAGGGTGTTGTACCTCTCGTTGAGTTCGATGACCGGATCGCCCACGCTTGGGCGGTTCTGTCCGTCGCCAGGGTAGGCATGCAACACGCGCCACTTATCATCCATCTTTTCAGTGCGCGAAATGCAATAGGTATCCCCGGCAAAGGCCACATAGCAGCCTTTGGGGAAGAGTTTCAGAATGTCGGCGCGCAATTTCTTGTCATCGAGGCGGAAAAACGATGACGGCCTGATCCACGTCTGGCTATAGGTCACTAAATCGTAAAGTGTATCTCCAGGCACCACCGAAGGCAGCCCTTGATTGACGGACAGCCGCGAGGTGCGCGCATACACTTCGTCAGCGCCTTGCGCGCCGCCCATTTGGATCTTGTCCTCGACGTGGGGAAAAGTGGCTTTCAGTAGCGCACGGTGGGATTCAAATTGCCATTGCAAGTAGGGGAACTGATGCTGCTCCGAGGCCCACACCGGCGTGTTGAGCTCCAGCCCGTTGACGATGGAGATGACTTCCTGGCCGTTGGGGACTTCTCGCGTGCCCGTTTGCACCGGAACATTCATTCGCGGCGATTTCTTGAGATTGTTTTCGCCAAGCTGGTTGCCGCATTGCGGGCAGGCCAGCATCCCGGTAGCTGCAACGGCGTCTTCGGGGCTTTGCGCCTGGCAATTCTGGCAGGAGTACACGTCCGGCCCCATCGGGACGTACTTCTGCCCGATGATTGGCTCCTCAGTCGTTCCGAAGCGCTCGGCGTCGGAGACGTAGCGCACGTATCCGCCGATTTTCCCGTCGGTGAACAAATACATCCCGATCTTCTCCAGCATTTCGACGGGTTTGTTGTTCTCCTCGATGACGCCAATTACATCTGTCGCTTTTTCCGCGGCGCGTACATCCTCGATCTTGGAAGCCTTCTGCGCGCGGCAACGGACGTTTGGCACGTCCGATGACATTACCGCGATGAAGGCCAAGGCATAACCGAGATAGAAATTAGTAACGTACATGTACCGAGGCTGTTCTTCCTCGTCCTTGTCATCAAAGCCGCGGGCCGTGAACGGCACGACCCACATGTCTTTTTCGTTGTCGAAATACGCGTAGTGAAGCCCCTGGTAGAACATGCGCGCCTGGCGAATGCGGCGAATTTCGTGCCGCCGGGCAACCAAGCCCTCGGCGCGGTAGTCGGTGACCATTTGCTTGAGCGCTTCGACGATGTCGGGGCGGCCAACGATGCCGAGTTCGGCGTTGCCGGTCTCCAGATAGATATTATTGGGACCGTAGCCCGAATCCTTCGCATCATTCGCACCGTCTTGAGGGGCCAGCAGAGGCGACGGCTGCGGCTGTTTGATATCACCTAAGATCGGCGGTACCGCAGCGCTCATGTGTTAAAATGCGGCTGAACTTCAGCCGATCCTTTCACGGAGGACCGATGAAACGCCGCGTGAAACGACACGCAGTTGTTCAGCCGCTCGACCCATCCTACAAGATCATTCCGCTTACGAAGAATCAGAACGCGCTCGTTGATGCTGCGGATTTTGATTGGCTGAATCAGTGGAACTGGTACGCGCACTGGCAGCCACATGTGAGAAGCTACTACGCTGAGCGAACGGAAAATGGCCGGATCGTCAGAATGGCGACAGAGATTCTGAAATGTGCTTCGGACGAGGAAGGCGAGCATGTAAATAACGACACGCTGGACAATCGCCGGGAGAATCTCCGCAAATGTAGTTCTCCTCAAAATACCCGCAACAGGAGACTGTTCTCCAACAACACATCTGGATACACAGGCGTGCATTGGGACGCGAATGCTCGAAAGTGGCGAGCCCTCGTTCGGCACAATGGAAGACATGTTTATCTTGGATTTTTCGGTTCGCCCATAGAGGCAGCTCGCGCGCGCGATGAAGCCGCCAAGCGGTTGCACGGTGAATTCGCTCATCTCAACTTTTCAACAGAATAAAAAAGCGTGTGGATTTGACGGGATGCACGCCCCCCCGCTCTTAACGAGATCTACGATGTCGGTCCGAGTCCGGCAGGCGCAGCGGGAGCCTTGCCCAGCGTCTTCGCTGGCTGTGGCGTGGGCTGCTCGACGGCCTTCGGCTTTGCGGCAGACTTGCGCCGCTTGGCAAAATCGTCGTTGGCCTGGATGGCCACGTCATGCGCAGCCTGCAGGGCGGCGTCGCGCTTCTTCTGGCGCTCATCGCGCGCGCGCTTGTAATCGTCATCGGTGAGGAGTGGGATTCCGCTCGCGAGGCGCTTGGCGTTGTCCGCGTCGAATGCCGCGTGGTAGCGGTTGTCTTCCTCTTCCTCGATGGTGGGCTGCCCGGCGGAAATGCGCCGCTCGTTCTCGTTGTCGTGCACGCGCTCAGCTTGGTCGGCTGCTTCGTCCTCGATCGTCGGCAAGCCCGCCTCGACGCGCTTGAAATTCTCTTCCTCGAGCGTCAACTGGCCGGCAGCGACGCGATTCCGGTTGACGAGTGCGCGGACGGCGCGCGGCCAGACGAGCGGGTCGGCGATGACAAATTCGGCATACAGTTCATCGTTCTTGTGCGCTGGGACAATCTTGATGTCGCGGCCCTGGCCGATGGCTGCGGCGAGTATTTCGTGATCGAGCTGCGAATCTCCCTGCAAGTCGAGCGAAAACTTGATGGTTCCTAGTTCCTGGTCGAGCGTAATCACTGCCGTGACTGAGTTCATTTTCGTTTTCTCCTAGATTTTAATTTTCAGTGTGCCAGGTACTTCAAAAGCGCTTCGCCGGCGAGCCAGGCAAGCCGAATCATTCCCAAGATACCGAGAAATGCGAAGAAACAGGTCGCAATCAACACGGTTTCGTCCCCGTCCATTACGTCCCCTGTGGTGATGCTGCGCCTGCTGGCGGTGCTGCGGCGGCGGCGTCTGCGTTCTGGCCCTGGTCGGTCTGCGGCTGGCCTTCCTCGTAAAGCGAACACCACCCGCCCGCCGAAACAGGCTCGACTATAACCGCGCAGGGCTGCCCGTCGCCCTGAAAATGCGAGCACGTTGCGCACGTTCCGGCAACGTCCTGGTACTTGGCGTCGGCGGCGCTCACTTTGCCCGCGGATTGTGTAGCGGATTGCTGTCGATCGGCCGCAGCCTGCGCGCGCTGCGGATTCATCTGATAGCCTCCGCCAAGATCAGGCATCCGCCACTTCCTTTCCGCCGTTCTTATCGAGAAACACTTCAAACTCTGCAACCGCAATCATCAGCGCGTGTGGCTGGTCGGGATTGAATCCAAACGTGAAATCCTTGCCGTTGCGCTTCTCGAATAGCCACGAGATGTGCGCGCCGGTCGGACACCCGTCGTATCCCAACACTGCGAATGCGCTCGTGCCGGTTTCGTCCTTGAAAATGAGCATTTCCGCTCTATGCATCTGGCGTGGTCTTTCCTGGCGCGGGCTGAACGGGTGCGATGGGATGCGCGGATTGCCGTTCCGCCTTGCGCCGCCAGTCGATCCAGTTTGGACGCTTGATGGGCATGAAAGTCTGCGTGGAGCGTATCCCCTCAAGCTGTTGCATCCCGTGCGAAGCGAGCAGGGAATTGACGAGCTGGCGATTCTCTTCGCGCAGGCGGACAACTTCAGCTTCCAGGTGTCTTAGGTACGCGCTTTTGGTGAATTTCTCGATCCACTCTTGAAGCAAGTCTATCCTCCAGCGATTCGCCCGGCAGGGCTTGCCACCATGCCGGGTCGCGTTCGGCCTTGCGGACGTGAGTGATGATTTCCACGTCCAGAAGGGGGCTGTCTTCGACGATCAGCATCAGAAAACTCGGGCGGTGAGCGATTGCAGCGTCAGGGCCGCGCCGTCGGTCCCTGTCGTGTGCACAGAGACCACATTGAGGCGCGCGTCGGCGGCGAGGTTAAGCGAGCCGACGGTAGCAATCGTCGGGTCGCTTCCTGCGCCCTGGCCGGCTGCGGCCGTGGCGACTCCGGAAGTGTTCAGATAGCCGCCGATGGTGTTGATTGATCCGCCGGTAGCGGTAGCTGCGGCAACGGTGGTTTGGAAGTCTTCGCAGAAGGTAAGGACTTTTGTCGTCGAAAACGCCGTGGCTGGAGTGATCCCCAGATTGCCGATTTGCACGCCTTTGCCAGCCGTGTTCTGTCCCATCGAATCCCATTGGAATTGAATCGAAACGATGGTTGCGGTGGACGCCGTCGTGGTGGCCTTGCCGCAAACTTCCAGCGTACGGCCTACCGCGTTCATGGCGCCCGGTGCGACGTTGATGGTCCCAAGCACGTCCGGAACGGTGGACGCCTCTGCCGCTGAGATCACGAACGGCAAGAAAGCGCCCTGAATTCCTGGCAGGCCCATGCGCGAGCCCGGCGAATAAACAACTGTCGTGCGGCCGCCGGCGTTGGGAGTGTAAATTGTGGTGCTCGAAACGGTGGTAATCGCGGGGACGATTGGCGAAGTGTTTAGAGTTAAAGCAGAAACGATTGCGGCGGAGCCCGTTTGCCCATACGTTGCGTTGGTCACGGCGCAGGCCGGCGTAACTGTCTCGAGTGTCGTTAGCGTGCAAACGCCATTAGACACAGGCGCGACGCCGACAACGGTCGGCTGCGTAACGAGGGGAACTTTGTATGCGGAAACGTAGGATCCGCCGTTCAGAGTGATGTAGATGGTATAGCCGACACAGCCGGTCTGCGCGGCTGGCGCGGTAAATCCGATTTGATCGGTCGTTGCCGCGCCCGAGGTGGCGATCGTGAACGAGGCGGAGCCCGGGCCCTCTTGCCCCATGATGTCAACGCAAGCGATAGACGTGATATAGGTATTGCTGCCGGTGTAAAAGCCGCCGGTAAGGTTCGCGCCGGCGACGCTGAATCCGGCCGTGGCTGCGACGAGTGTCGTAGGCGCCGCGAGTGTCGTTGCGCCGCCGATCGGAGACCAGACGACGGGCGGACCGTTTCTCTTGTCGAGAATGATTACGTTGCTCATCGGAACGACGTTGCCGGTGGGAGTTGCGCCAGCCACCGAGCCTGCGGCCGTGCCCTGAATCTGCGACGTAGTTCCTGGCCAGGATTTATCCACTACAACCGCGCCGCCTTGCGCTGAAATGAGGCCAGCGCCGTTGAATCCGGCCGCGTCGTTGATCGCTTCCTCCAGGCCAAAGGTGCCGCTCGTGATGCTTGCGCCAGAGGCATGTGCGTTGGCAAAGCTCGCGGTGACGGAGCACGTCCCGTTAGGCGCGTTGCCGGCGCAACCGCTCACGGCGGTCGGTGTCACGGTTTCACTGACGGAGGTTCCCTGGTCAATCGTGATGGGAGCCGTGACAGCGAACGGATAGATCGTCGAGCCGTCGGGCAGCGTGACCGAAGGCGCGTTCATGATGACCGTGGCCGTGCCAGCCGCGATGGTGTTGGTGATTTTTACCGCACCGAATCCCCAATTGTAGCGGGAAGCGATGAAGTCGCCATCCACGCGGGCGAATGGCGGTTGCTGCGTTTGAGCGCCTGCGGGTACAGAGAACAACAGAATAGCCGCCAGGGCGGCCAAGAGAAACTTTTTCATTGTCGTTTTTTCCTTTTGGATTGAGTTAGGAGCTGAAATTCTTATCGCCACCAACGCGGTCCCTTGCGCCGGCCGCCGATGTAAACCGGCGCGTCTTTCTTCTTCTCTTCCTCGCGAAACTTTTTGGCCCAAATCGCCACGCTGGTAGGATCCTGCACGTGCGCGGCGACTAATCTTTCCTGGACGCGAATGTCCAGAGGCTTCCGGTGGGGCTTGCCGAACATGGCGTAGAGGCCGTATCCCGAGGATTGCAGCGCGTCATCCCCCAGGAATTCGGCAATCTGCTCACGATCCTTTTCATCGCGCGGCGCCTTCGGGATAGTGCGAATGATGTTTTCACAGGCCCTCGAGATCTGCAGCTTGGCAGCCATAATCGGCACGGACCGGCCCAGCTTGTCGTCAAAAAACTCGCCAATTTTGACGCGCTCTTTGAGGTAGTCGTAAAGAATCTGTTCGCGGCCAATCTTGTCCTTGGTCGAGGGCGATGGCGCTACCAGGCCCGCTTTCTGCAGGACCGCGCCAATGCGCAAGCCGATGGGATTGACATCTTGCTTCTCGGCAAATGCGTCGTGAGAGAACGAAAACAATTCATAGTTCTCTAGCCGCTCGGGATGCTTGGGATCATTCGCGCTGGAATTGGCAACGATGGCCTGGCCCAGCATCTCGGGGGTGTGCTTGTTAACCACGAGCTCGCGATAGATGCGCACAATGCCCAGGTCGTCCATGTAGAACCAGTGGATGACAGAATTATGATCGAAGCCCCAATCCCCGCCCAGCCAGCGACGATGCCAAGGCTCCGGACGAGCTGCGCCCACTTCGTAGACGTTCTCTGCCTCATCCCAGGCGCCCTCGAAATACCCGCCAGCCACGCCCCAAATGCCCATCTTGAGCGCCAGGCTGACCGCTTCCTGATAGCTGTCGAGGTTCGCGATGTAGCTCGGGTCGTTGGCGTAAACCGGGTTGGCTAGGTAAGTGGCAGGGAAGTAGGCGAACTGCTTCGGGTCGTACTGCGCCCTCTGCCGCGCGTCCATTTCGGTGCAGGCCCGATGCTTGACGAAGAGGTCTTCCACCCACATTGCGCCGATGCCGATGGGATTTGTCGCGCCGTCTCGCGTGCACTTCTTTGAGACTGGACAGCGATTCCAGGCGGCGATGTTTTGCCACTGCGGGAAAGTGAATTCGGTCAGCTCGTCGTACGCGATCTTGTACCACTGGCCTTGATAACCCCACACGTCGTGCTCGTGCTGCATCGACCCGAACTTGGTTGAGGAGCCGTTGTGCCAAGTGACTAGGCCCTTGGTTTCGTTGAATTCTTTGTACAGCTCCCGAGGAATTTTCTCGCGAAACCTGGTGATGACCGTGTCGTACAGCTTCGGATGCGTGCGCCGCAAGAGAAGCGTATGGACCTGCGGCGCTTCCTCCGCGTTGAACATCGCGCAGGCCATCATGTGATCCTCGATGAGCGCCAGCGTCTTGCCCGGACCCGCAGCGCCGCCGAGCAGGCGATGCTTCGCGCTCGACTCGTGGAAAGCCTTCTGGTGCGGATAGGCTTTGTAGGCGTAGCGCGCAATTCCGTCGGCAACTTGGATCATTCATGGGGATCCGGCATGGTGACATTCGTGTTGATCGTGACGCCGTTCAGGCCCACAACGCCGTGGTCAATCGGCTGCGTAGCCTTGCCGTCGCGCTTGTCGTACAACCACTTGATGAAATCAAGCTGGATTCGCAGGTCTTTTGCTTCGCTGAATCTGCGCATACGCTTCACTTCGCGCGATTCCTTCGCGTGAGGCTTCAGGTTAATCGACTCGATCATGCGCCCAGCCCACTGACGGTCTTCCGAGCTCGGCCGGCCGCCCTGGGGTTTCGAGAGAGGCGAAGTAAACTTGGACTTTGGTTTGCGTCCTGAACCTGCGCGCTTGCCGCCCTGGGCCATTACTCGCCGAACTTAGCCTCGCCGATCGCGTCGCCAAGGCCTTTCAGGGCTTCCACAACCGCATCCTTCAGCTTGTTGTGCGCGCGGCGCAGACAATTCGGCTCATGGTGCGGCTCGCCCTGCGCGTCGATCGTAACCGAGCAGGTATCGCAGCCAGGCACAACCGCAGGCGCTTTGTTTTCGTTTTCAGCCATTTTTGAAACCTCGGGGGTTTTTTTCAAAGAACAATCAAACCGAGCGCGCACCGAGCGCTCGAGCAACAGCGGCGCCCGCCTGGCCATCGGTGACGCGAAGGTACTCTCCGGTTGATGAAATCGATTTGTGCCCGAGCCACTGCCGCGTGTTCTCAATTCCAGCAGATTGAATGCTTTGGGCCGCTATGGTGTGTTTCAGGGAGTGCGGGTGTGCCTTGTGCGCTGCAATACCTGCGGCTAAGGCGTGACGGCGAACGATGCGCCAAAAGTTCGATCGGTGCACATTGAAAAGCCTTTGATTGCCGTTGAAATCGACAGCGTAATCAAAGAGTGCTTTCTTCTCGTTTAGGAGCGGATCCCGATGGGAAATAAGCGGCTGCACGGTCTTCAGCGAGCCTTTGAGGCGCTTCACTGTGAGGTAGCCGTCTTGAATGTCATTCCCTTTGATTTGAACGAGCTCCGAGGCCCGCAACCCGTGCCAGAAGGCGACCAGAATCATCAGCCAGTCGCGTTGTGAAACCTTGCGCGCGACGATCAAAAGAGCCCGCAATTCGGTCTTTGAAAAGCCCTCCATAATCAAAAAATGCAACGATAAGAGGAACTGTTGCGCCCGCTTATGGCGCAACCTTAAACGCCACACCGCTGATTGCCCAAACTCCCGTTGCTGCCCCCTCCGTCATTGTCGTGCTTGATCCAGCCGCAAGGATGTCCTCTAAAAGAGATTGGCTTCCGGCTGCCCGCGAGTTCGCTCCGCCGCCCACTGTCATCGCGCCGGCAGAGATGCCGTACGCTATAACCACATCGCCCTGCGTGGTCGGAATCGCTCCGGTTGAGAGCAGCGTGCTGTTTCCGCTATTTGAAACCCCCGCGCCGTCCTCTGGCGATATGGGCAGGAGCCCGCTGTACTCAGCGATGACGACGTCAATGAACGTGCAGGCGTTCACGGAGCTAGAGAAAGCGACGGTATTGGCGCCACCCACGATTGCAGGTGCATAGAAGATTTGTTCCCACGCGTTTGGAGTGGAGTTGCCTTTGATGGCGATGGCGGACGTGTAGGTGTTCGATGTGTCTGTAACCGTGAGTGTCGGAGAAGCCCCTTGAAAACACTGAACACCTACAACGATCAGATCGCCGGGAATATTCTTAGTCGTGAAGGCGCAATTGACGCTCGAAGCGGAGGCGTTGCACTCTTTTCCTTGGATAAAAGACCACGTTTTCGTTGTTTGTCCGTACCAATTGCCGTTGATGCGAGTGACATAGGTTCCACCAGCCCCGCCCGATTGGGTGATGTTCCCGCCAGATGTGCAATTCGAGCAGTAGACTTGCGAACCGTTAGCCGCGTTGGTCGGCAGATTGGCAAAAGCAAGTTGCACATTCTGAAGAATTATTACGTTGCCATTGCTGGTGGTAGTTCCATCGAAGTACCCACTACCGTCGCCGGTAGTTGTATCTTCCCATTTTACTAAATTACTGTTTGCATCAATATTCTTTAGGCATGAACCCGACCCTGTTGGTGCGCCAACGTGTACGCACGCTTCGTCACGGAAGGTGACGCTCCAGTTGGTACTCATTGCCCCGGCATTATTTACTACGTAGCCGTAGGCGGTTTCCGTGCCAGAGAAAGACCCTTGAATGCTGTCTCCCATGAACAGCAGATTTAAGTTGTGCCCGCTGGTCGTTAGGTCACATACGCCGTTATCGACGTTGCCCGAGTTGGTTGTATCCGTAAGGAGAATTTGATTCACTACAGAGCGATTGCCGATCTGATCGCCTGTAAATTTGAGAGCACAGAGACCTGACGTAGACGCGGCTGGTGTGAGGTTGATAGTGTTTCCTTCAACTAAGGCGAAGTTTGCACCATTCAGGAAAATAGCGTCACTAGCTGTGCTAGTAACTATATTATAAAAAATTGATCCATAGTTGCCCGACATGGTGATGGCGTGACCCGTGCTCGTGCTGGACACCACGTTAAACTGAATGTCCCCACTCCCTGCGTTGCTGATTCCAGCTGCCGCTTCGCCGCTGATGTTGTTAAACTCTACGTACGGCGTATTCGCCGAAATTACGATCCCGTTTCCGGTGAACGATCCTCCCACCCCGACGAGAGTCACGCAGGAAACGAATGAGCCGATGCCGCTGGCCGTAATTTGGTCGATGTTTCCCGCCTTCGTGAAGATGGGCGAAACCCCAGCGCATCCATTGATGCCGGAACTGGCATTGGCTAGGGTGATGGCGGCCGATTGCGAGATCGTTTGCCCAGAAAACGTATAAACCACCGGCTTTGCAGTGGTGACTGCAGTCGAAAGTGTCAGCGCGCCGGTGAGGTTGTCGCCCTTGCAAATTCCGCCTGCGGCGGGGAGCGCCGTGGCGCAGTTGTTCATCTGCGCGCCGAGATCGGCTCCTGCAATGCCTGCCATGTCGAGGACAATTGTCCCGCCTGCCGCTGAGTTTGTTGCGTTTGCGTAAAGCGACTGCCCGGCACTTGCCGTCACGCCGCCGCCGGCGGTCGTGACAATCTGCCAGGAACCTGCGTTGCATGTGTACCCATTCCCGTTGGAATCGTTTGTGTAAATCGTGCCCGCCGCGCATGGATTGCTCGGGGCGCCTGCCCCATGCAAGTTAGCAGCGCCGCCCGGAATAACCTGATTTTTTTGCTGCGCGATCGCCGCCGACCAAATGAGGAAAATCGTGAGGAGCAGAAGCGCTGCCGGCCAATTGCGCCGGTCTTTGAATAGGTTTTTCATGGGTTCACTGTTGTTGCCACTACTGCATTACTTTTACGGTGGCATTGACGCCCGGAGAGATCACTTCGCGGACGCAGAGGAAACGGAAATTCGGGCCGCCCGCAGCCGCGCGCTGTAGCGTGACTTGGTCGCCTGTGACGCTCGTCGTCGAACCGATCTTGGTGTAGGACGTGAGCGGCGAGGTATCGTCCCAGGCCGCATAGATGTCGTACTGCACCGACGCTGGCGCCGAGGCGTAAGTAAAAGTGACCGTGACGGGTCGCGGCGGAAAGCCGTGCACGTCGGCAATGGCCACGCGCTGCGAGAATGGGCTGCCAGCGCCGAGCTGCTCCGCGTTGACCGGGTTCGACACGCCGGAAGTCTGCTCGCCTGGCGCAACGGAGTAGGGTGGATTGGTATTTGAATATAAAGGCATCAGGATTCCTCTTCGATGGCTCGCATTGCGATCGCTGCCACCATCACGCGGCCCAAATCCGTCCCGCGGATATAAGCCATGAACTCCCCAAAGCGGCAGGAAAAACCGTGCAAGGCCACGATCCGGCGCAGACGCACGATCGAGTAATCCGGGCGCCAACATTTACAGAGCTTGCAGTCGTTGCCGCATTTCGCGCAGTACATATCCGCGAGATGGTTATCTATGAGTTGTTTTTTTTCGTCCGTTGAGACGTGGATATGGCTGTGATTGTCGCAACGGTGCCGCGAGAGTGCTTCGGCGGTCCAGGATGGGAGAACAAGACAATATCTCGACACAGTGTTTTGAACGCACGAGTGCAAGATCAGTTGTCACCGGGATCGAGCGCGCCGGGATCGCGCTACACCGAGGAGGAATGGCCGCGCCTGGTGGTAGGCGCAGCCATCAGAATCAGGGGTACAGTCGGTGTAGTGCGACGAGCATGAGGCCGCGCGCGAGGAGCGCAACGGGAAACGAGCACTTATAATAGCGAGCAGGGCACAATTCGAGGGTTCCTGCGAGATTAGGCCATATATGTATCTACTCGCAGGAAAGCAACGGCAGACGCTACCGATTTGCTTGGATGATCTCAAAAGCGACGTGGCTGTCTTTCCGCTCACGCATGGACGCCAAACCATCCACTAGTTGTCCGAGGGCCTGAAGGTAGGGAGCGTCCGCCATTGTGAACCACTCGGCATGACAGTACGAGCACTGAAAACGAGTCAAAAGGCGCTTGGCCCGGTCACGGCTTTGCTCCGAGTCGAGAGCTACGATAGTTTGCACGCGGCACTGAGGACACTCGATTTTCAGGCTTGCGATGTCGGTTGCGTTGACGAAAGTGCGCGTCTCGCTGGTCATGGGCGGATTCTAGCATCCAGAACTTCACCTTCCGTAGCGCATTTGACACTCACGCATTTCTTGTTCCTTCTGTTTGAGTCCCAATTCCGAGAGCGAGTTAAGAATGAATCCTCTTTTGTTCGTGTTTATGATGATGAAATGATCAAAATTGTGATCGGCATGGTCCAGGCAAGCCTCCAAGTCCATGCGTTGTTGCTCTGCAGCATAGTCCTTGTACGTTTCTTGTCCGTTCCCCACCTTCACCGTCGGGGCCCGTCTCGAATAGGCGATGGCCAGCACGCCAAAAACCAAAGCCGCTAGAACGACTAGTCCTTTCATTTGATCCTCCAATCCACCGACTCTAGGCGTGATTCACCGACCGGTAAATGGAACCGAAGTCCCGATTTCGATGGGACTAGAGTACCAGAACCGCGTTTTCCACAGCCGCGAAAATACCTGTTGACACACGTTCAGACACTCTGCTATACATTCAGACATGAAGAACGGACCCAAGAATCTTGCACAGCGAGTTGAAGAGTACCGGCTCTCAAGGGAAATGACCCAACTGCAGGCGGCGTCTCTTTTTCGTATAAGTCTAGCCACCTACATGCGGCTCCAATCCACGAAGAGTTGCAGCAAAATCACTCGCGCGAAGATTGAAAAAGTGCTGACCCAACAGTCGGTGGCGGCGTAAAACTATGCAAAGCCATGCACACACAGCCGATTTGTCTTCAGTTGTAAGTAAACATAATATAGCATTTGTTTACTGTACTTTACGTGTACCCACCCTACCGCGTCGATCCTCTGAACCCCGCATCCAGACTGGCCTCCGCGCTCTTTTGGGCGGTATAGGAAGCCTGCCTTCCAGAATATCGCCCTCTTTCCTCTCTGGCCGGGGAGGGGCATACTGCATGAGCATTCCTGCCGCCAAGTCTTCCGCGCGGGTTTCGATCAGCTCGTCGAGTAGTTCCATCAATTTCTTTCGGAAGTTGGCGATGCGGTTGAGCCGCGTCAGCTTGAATTCCGCGATCCGTCCCTGGTGCACCGTTGTCAGATATTCAATGATCCGGCGTTCCCTCTCGTCGGCGGTGGCTGGTTTCCGCATGGCGCACCTCTCCTGTGAGCGGCCCATCTGCGGGATGGGTTGCAGTGAATTGCAATTTAGTGACGTATTGCATGCGGAGACGGTTGCATGACGGGTAAACGTACAGCTTGGTTAGAACTGCCGCGTCATTTGCGGGCGGACCCCGAGCTAACAAAGGCGGTGCGCACCATCGCAGAGTCTAACTCTCGCTCAATTTCGACCCAGATAATGCTCTGGATCGTCGAAGCTGTCCAGAAAGAACGCGTGGTGGAACGTGGTATTTCGTGGGGTCCTAAGTTGGTGAAAAAGAAGGAGGAACCGGCATGAACAACCTACAGCGCAGACTGAAACCGGAAGACATCCTCGAAATTGGCGACGACTACCGTCGCGCCGAACGGCGCTTCCTGTTCCGTAAGGTCTTTTGGTCGGTCGTGATTGTGGTGCTCGTGGGCTTAGTGATGTGGCGAATTTTGCAGTAGCGATTTCCCCCACGGGAAGCTGGCTGGCGCGTCCGGGTGGCATCCCGGTGAAATCCTGCCGCAGTCGAGGTCGTCGCCGGAGACGGCTCTAACTGGGATGGAAGCGCGCCAGCCAGAAATTTTTGGAGGTGGATCGTGTACACACAGGCAACCTGGACCGGAAAAGAGTTGAAAGATGCGGGCGCTACCTTGGCCTGGTGCGTGCTCTCCGTCGTTGTTGTGCTGCTCATCGTGGGCGTGTGCACAACGCTCGCTCTGGGCTTCGCGAAATTCGCTCTGTGGGCTTGGTCATGGTAACTCGGGCCGCGAACTACTCCATCGAGCACGACGTGCCCGGACAGCCGCTCATTATCCGGGACGCTGGCCCGTGGAACAAGTTCCTAACCGTCACCAACGCAGCCGAGGAGGTCGTCGAGGATCTCGTCCGCGCGCAACGATTGCCGAATGGCCGCCGGCTTCTTTACTTCGACAGCTACGGCCAGCTCGACGAGATTGTCGTGCGCGACGGGAAATTTGCCGGTTTCAAGCGAGGGCCGAAGTGATCAAAAAGCAGGAAAGTTTTATAGGAGAAACCAAATGGCAATCTTTGGGCTAACAGTCAGCGAGCAAGGCGAGGTAATCCAACGCCTCGCTGTCACCACCAAGGTAGCGATCGGTGAAGTCGTCAAGAAGAACGGAAGCACCTACCCGCAAAAGCTGGACCATTTCGTCTTCCTGCGTAAATCCGCAAGTTCGCTGGAATGGGAGCCCGATCCCGATCTCATCAAGCATTTCACAGGAACCTGCCGCGAATTCTGGATGATCCTGCTCGACGATCAAATCGAGAACGTCTTTCGCACGGAGTATGCCTGGTGGACCAAGACGGAGAAAAAATGCTGGGGCGACGGTCGAGTCGCCACACGACGGACGGAGAAGAACCCTAACGGCGAAGAGTGGACGCCATGCGGCGAAACCTGTCCCGACCTTGATGCTGGCCGCTGCAAGCCATCGGGTGACCTGTATTTCATTCTGGCCGACTTTCCGCGCCTGGGAAGCGTTTGCCGGCTGCACACGACCAGTTACCGCTCGATCCGGCAGATTCACTCCGCCCTGGAACAAATCCGCACCGTAACAGGCGGCAGGCTTGCAGGCATTCGTTGCAAGTTGGTCGTTCGGCCCGAGAAGTCTGCCTACGTCGATCCCAAGGACAGCAAGAAAAAATCCACCACGATTTTTGCGCTCAACATCGAGCTATCCGCCGACGACATGCGATCCCTAATCGGAAAAATGACGGAGCACGCCAAACTCTTCGAGCAGACGCGCCGGCTACTCGGTGACGGTCGCAAGGTGGAATACGTCGTCGAGGACGAACCGGAAATCGAGCGCGCGCCTGACGTGGCGCAGGAGTTTCATCCGACGGAAGAGACTCGCGAAGTTCAGCAGCCGGCACGCGCTTCGGCACCTGCAGGAGCTCCGGAGCCGCACACGAACGGCGCTGTCCAGTACGTCACCATGGAGCAGCGCCGCGACCTGTTCAAGATTTGCGTCGAGGTCGGCTGGAGCAACGAGCAAGTAAAGGACATTCTGCTCTCGTCTTGGAATGTGGACTCCTCGGCAAAAATCCCCGCCGACAAGTACGAAGAGATTTGCAGGTTTTTCAAGCGGGAGCAGTACGAGCCGACAGACGCAGATGTGCCCTTCTGAGCCATGGCGACCACATTCCAATTCGTGCCTGAGACTCACACGTACCTGCAGGACGGTCGCGAGGTTCGCTCCGTCACGCAAATTCTCAACGATGTGGGCCTCGTGGACTACTCGCACATTCCCGAGGCAGTGCTGGAACACAAGAAGGAAATCGGGACGGCGGCGCACATCGCGGCGCACTACTTCGACGAAGGTGATCTCAATTGGGACACGGTGGACGAGGAAGTTGCGCCCCATGTTCACGGCTGGATCAAGTTCAGAGAAGAGACTCGGTTTGCGCCTCGGCTCATCGAGAAGCGGGGGATCGCGACGATTCGCGGCATGTCCTACGGCTACACGCTTGACCGGGAAGGTGTGTTGAACGGTCGCGACACGCTCATCGAAATCAAATGCACGGCTGGCGTTGAAATCAGTTGGGGGCCGCAGACGGCCGCCTATGAGCTTCCTCTGCGCAGCCAGGACGGGAAAGCGCGCCAGCGCATCGCCGTCCATCTCGGAAGCGACGGCAGCTACACGCTCGTTCCGTTCAACGACGTTACCGATTACAAGGTTTTTGAGTGGGCCTTGGGAATAGAGACTTGGAAACGACTGAAAGGAAAGGTGAGCAAATATGGCTACGGCACTCATATCGCCCGCTGAAGTTGAAAAGTTCGTCCCGCTGGTTGTGTCGCAAGCGGAGCACCTCGCCGTGAAGTCTCCCGACGAGTACGAATACGCTTGCACGTTCCTGCAATTCGTCGCTACCCGGAAAAAGCAGGTCGATGAAGTTTTCGATCCCATCGTCACCAAGGCCCACGCGGCGCACAAGGAAGCGGTCGCGCAGAAGAAGAAGTTTATGGACCCCCTGGTCGCCGCGGAAATCTCGGTCAAGGGCAAGGTGTCCATGTTCCGGATGGAGCAGGAGCGCATCCGGCGCGCCGAGGAGCAACGCATCGCCGACGAGGCCAAGAAAGAGGCGGACGAGCGGGCGTTAGCAGAAGCGACGGCACTCGAAGCCAGTGGCGACTCCGACCTGGCCGACATGGTTCTGCAGAACGCTGCGGAAGCTCCCGCGCCAGTGGTGGTGCTGGAAAGTTCCGTGCCCAAGCAGGACGGGATCTCCAAGCGAGTCAATTGGCGCTACGAGGTTGTAGACGAGACGAAAGTCCCGCGTGAGTTCATGGTCCCGAGCGATTTGAAGATTGGCGCGGTGGTGCGGTCGCAAAAGGGGCTTACGAAGATTCCAGGTGTACGTGTTTGGTCGGAAGAAACGGTCAGCGTTCGGAGTAGGTAACAGTTTTCCGCGTTTGGTCCCAAGCCAGGATGACCCCCGCCGAGCCGGCGCGGCGAGCGCGGAAGAAAGCGCCGGCAAAACTGTGAGGCCTTGCTCTGGATCGTGGATGCAAGCGAGAAGGGGAACGGATCGAGGCCTCACTCAAGAATTGTTTGAGAGGTAAATCGAAAGGAGCCTTATGGAACGTACACCTGTATCTAGCAGCCAAATTCTGTCTGTGGGATATGCCCCAGAGAGCCGGGTCTTGGAGGTTGAATTCAAGCGGAAGGGCGAGGCTCCTGGCGGGGTTTACGACTATTTCGACGTGGAGCCCGAGCAGCACAAGGCTTTTATGGAAGCGGAGAGCCTCGGCAAACACTTCGGTACTTCGATTAGGGGCAAATATCGCTTCGCGAAGGTCGTTCCCGAACCGCCGGCGGAGGAAGCGGCGAAAGGCGACGCCGCATGACCGCCTTCGAGGGATTCGCCGAGGCCATGAACCAGCTCAAGGGCGAGGCGGAAACGGCCTTGCTCGCCATCTACGAGACTCCCGAGGGCTGCGCGCGGGAAGTGACTCGCGTGCTCGCCAAGATCAAATCGACCTGCGGGAATGAGAGCACCATCGCGGTCTTTCTGGCCTGCGCGCAGATCATCGTGACTATGACGCGGGAGCGGGTTGCCTTAGCGGTGAAGGCGGAGCAGAAATCAACGGGGGCGTGAACTCGTGAGTTTTTGGCATTGGATCATCGACGACCTAAATTTGACGCACTCAGAGAAATTTGTGTCTCTCATTTTAGTTAGACACCAGAACAAGGAAGGGAAGTGCTGGCCATCGATTGAACGCATCTCGGCGCTTTCAGGTTTTAACGTGCGTCACGTCAGGCGCATCCTGCGGTCCCTGGAAAAGAAGGGTTATCTGGACTCAATAAGCCGTACCGGGGCAACCACAGTGTACAGGCTTCGCGAGACAGCCTCGCAAATGAAACTCTTAGACCTCCCAACGAAAACGGTTGTCGGCGACTGCTATCTCTGCCGAGGGCCTATCTACGCTGGAGAGTCAACAGAGATCGATCACGTCATCCCGCGAAGCGCTGGAGGTGGTAATCATTTTTCAAACAAAAGACGTGTGCACCGTAACTGCAATCAAATCAAAGGACAATACCGTTTAAGGGAGGACATTTCCGACAAGGATAGATTTCCACAGGGGGCGGACATTTCCGACGGGGGGGGCGGACATTTCGCTTTGGGTGCAGGTACCGGAAATGTCCCCCAGAAGCCGGTCAATGAAGCCGTAAAAGATAAAACCCCGCGCGATGACCCTGCGCGGCTCTCCCCCCACCTTTCCGAGCAGGAGCAAAGAAAAAAAATCGAAGGCCGCGAGCGCCGAGTGATGCAGGAAGTCGAGGGCCTGCGGGAGTCTATGGCTGGCATGGGGCCTGGCTGCGAGCCTGGAATTACGCGGGGCGTCCAGCAGATCGCCGCAAAGATGAAAACCTTAGAGCCGCTCTCCGAGGCCGAATACGAGCGCCGAAAGCAGACGCAGCAAGCCGCCCTTAGAGTGAAATTTCCAGAGGCGTTTCGATGACCGCGAGCGACGACGAGCGTTACCGGATTCAAAAGTTGAGGGCCATCCTGCGCGAGAACCACGTCACGCCAGAGGACGCGAGGAAGGAAGATCGCAGCGGGCCAGAGGCGGCACGGCGGGAAGAGTGGGCCCGTCGGCCATGTTGGAAGATCAAGCGCAGCCGCGAGCGCGGAATCTCGGTACAAGGAGAATCGACATGAAAACGTACAGACAGGGAGATCTACTTTTCAAAGAAGTGAAAGCAATTCCGGCCGGTGATTGGAAGAAGCGCAAAACCGGTCACATCCTCGAAGGCGAGGCGACAGGTCACATTCATCGCCTCGCCGATCTTGAAGCTGCAGAAGTTCTTGAATGCGGCGAAGGCCTCTGTCTCACCGTCACCGCGGAGGGCGGGGTCGCGATCGTGCACGAAGATCACGGCACGCTGACGCTGCCAGCGGGCAATTACGAAGTCGTTCGCCAGCGAGAGTACAGCCCTGAAGCCATTCGCAACGTTGCAGACTGAGGTCGCTAATGCCGAAACGAATCACAGCTCTGACAAAAGATCAGGAAAGCCGCTTCTCCCAGTACGTCCAAATGTACACAAAGATCGGCCTTTGTTGCGATGAGGCGGACTGGGAGAAGTTCGAGGACGGCGTGCGGCGCTGCTACCAATATACCAAGCTCGAGCCGCCGAAAGTTTTTGTGCGCGTGGAATCTCCAATCGTTCTCGCATTTGCTGCGTCAATCGCAGCTTATGTGATTGCGGAGCTTCAAGAGTCTGGGAAAAATAAAAAAGCGGCCGTTCGCTCGGCCGTTCGCTCGGCCGTTCGCTCGGCCGTTGACTCGGCCGTTGGCTCGGCCGTTCGCTCGGCCGTTCGCTCGGCCGTTCGCTCGGCCGTTCGCTCGGCCGTTCGCTCGGCCGTTCGCTCGGCCGTTGACTCGGCCGTTGACTCGGCCGTTGGCTCGGCCGTTGACTCGGCCGTTTACTCGGCCGTTGGCTCGGCCGTTGGCTCGGCCTGGCCATACTACCTGGGCGGCCAGTTTTGGGTCTCCTGGCAAGGTTTCTGCGCATTCCTTCGCGACGTTTGCAAATTGGAATTCGACTCCGATATTTGGGGTCGTGAAAAAGCCTACGCGGACGCGCAAACTTCCGCCGGCTGGTGGTGGCCGCACAAAGATTTTGTGATGGTCTGCAACCGGCCGGAATTCATCAGGCGTGACGAGCAGGGGAGACTTCACTCCGACCGCAGCATGTCTATCCGCTTCCGCGACGGCTGGGGGTTGTATCACTGGCACGGCGTCGAAGTGAATAGGGAAATCATCCTCGAGCCGTGGAAGCTCACGGCCAAACAAGCCCTCGACGAGAAAAACGCTGAAGTCCGCCGCGTCATGATCGACCGAATCGGCATGAAGCGATTTATTCAGGAATCCAGCGCGCGCGAAGTGCACAGGCACGACAGAGGCACACTTTTTGAGATTGGGCTTGGCGACGATCCCGAGCGCGTGCTGAAAGTAGTGCAAGTAGTTTGTCCATCAACGGAGCGCCGCTATTTTCTTCGCGTTCCACCGCAAATCACCCGCGCCGATGATGCAGTTGCGTGGAGCTTTGGATTTGAACTGGCGAAAGACTACAAGCCGCTGGCGGAGACTTAGCCGCTCGGCGCTGAGGGGAAACAATGACAACTGTTTGCGCCGGCTGCGGCTGCACCGACACGCGCCCCTGCGTCAACCTGGCCGGCCAGACCTGCCGCTGGACGACGCAAGAGTCCGAGGAAGCCGCCGGCACGTTTTTCGGTGGCCGCAAGCGTGCGGGCCTGTGCTCGTTTTGCGCGGCGAAACCGCTCGATGAGCTACTCGCGCGGCAGGAGGGAGTGATTTCACTATGATCTCGCGCTACCCGTTGACCTGGCCCGATGGCTGGAAGCGAGTCGAGGACCGCCAGAGGGCGCGCTTCGGAAAACAAACGACATACTACAGCGAAAGTTTGAAAACGACGATGTCTGGCGGGAAGAAAAATCTCACCGTTTCCGAGGCTGTAAAAAGAATTCTCGGCGAGCTTGAGCGCATGAATGTCTCTGATGGGGACGCGATTATCAGCTCGAATGTGCCGACCAGACTCGACGGCCTGCCGTACTCGAATGCGGCCGAGCCAAAAGATCCGGGCGCCGCCGTTTACTGGAAGATTGGCGAAAAAAAGCAGTGCATGGCAATCGACATCTACGATCGCGTCGCCGACAACCTGGCTGCCATCGCGGCGACGCTTTGGGCGTTGCGGGCAATCGAGCGGCACGGGGGCGCGGCAATCCTAGAAAGGGCATTCCGCGGCTTTACGGCCCTGCCCGAGCGCGCCAGCGGCAAGTCTTGGCGCGAGGTGCTCCAATTCCCGCGGCTCACGACGCCGACGGCGGAAATGGTCAAGGACCACTTTCGCGACATCGCAGCAAAGGTCCACCCGGACAAAGAAGGCGGCTCGCGCGAGGCCTTCGAGGAATTGATGTGGGCGCGCGAGATGGCTTTGATGGAGTTAAATTCGCGTTGAGAAAGGGAAAAACGATGCCCACCGAAGTCGAACGAATCGAAACGCACCACCTGCGGCACGATTTCACCGAGGACGAGCTCAAGGAATTCTCGCGGACGATGGCTCGCGAAGCCCAAGATCTCGCCGCTGCCGAGGACCAGAAGAAAGTCGCCGTGGCCCAATTTGCGGAGGAAATAGCCCGCCACAGGTCGATCGTCGGGCAGATGGCCCGGAACATCAACAACGGCTACGAGATGCGCCTAGTGCCCTGCGCTCTGCTGCTGGATACCCCTGTACGCGGCACTGCGAGCCTTTGCCGCAAGGATACGGGCGAAGTCTTTCGCGAGCGGGTCATGAACGAGCAGGAGATGCGCGACCAGGCGCAGACGCGGCTACCCCTTGAGGAGCCCGCGAAACCGCCAGACAAAGGCCCGGAGAAGCCGCCCAAGGCGAAGGCGGCTAAGGGGGGGAAATGAACTTCGGGCCGATGGATGATGAGCAAGATCAGCAGGCGACAAAAACAATCGCTGAAGTGCTGAATATCGCGGAGAAGAAAGAAGAGGCGAAGGATAGGATGCGACCTTTCTTGGAGTCAAGACTGGCAACCGAGACTTGCTACAGTTGCGGCGTCGTATTCGGAATGCCGGAGATTTTTAAAGAAAATCGCCTAAAGGATCATCGGTTGTTTTACTGCCCCAACGGGCACGGTCAATATTATCTCGGCAAACAGGCGTAGATGGGCACTCAGAGCCGTGAGGGGGCAGCAATGGACGCTAGCACCCTGACATTTGAAGAGTTCAAGTCAAAGGATATCGACGGAGGCTTTGGAGTCGCAGAAAGGGCTTGGTTCGCCCGCGATGCCGAAGTCGCCCGCTTGCAGGCGAGGATCCGCACCCTCGAAGCCGAGCGCGACACCGCCGAGGCGGCCAGGGGCGGAAAATGACCATCCTTGAGGAATTTCTCTCGACCGATTGCCCGGCGTGTGGCGGCGTGAAGGAGAAAAACACGGCATTTTGCCGGAAGTGTTTTTTCAGCCTTCCGCGCGGCCTGAAAGCCGATCTCTGGCGGCGCTTCGGGTCGGGCTTCGAGGAAGCGTTTCGTCAAGGTCTGCGCTTCCTGACGAGGCAGGAGAAATTATTCCAATAAAGACGCCATGAGCCTTCGGAAACATTGCGACTGTCCCCGTTGCCGTGGCGTGAAGACTGCCGATCAGAAATGGGGATTTGATCGCGCGAAGGTTCCCCACGTTCATTGCATGCGCTGCAATCGACCTATCGGGCGGTCCAAGTTCAGGCTCGACACAGGACTTGCTCGCTTCGGGACGATGCTTTTTTATCACGAGAAATGCTGGAGGGGTGATGCCAGACAAACTGGATCAGCCAATCGGAGTAGTCGCTGACGGCCTGTGCTGGCTGACTGTGCTCGGCTGCATTCAGCTCGCCTTGCGGCACCCGCAGTACACAGGCCCTTCCAAGCACATCGCCGTGCAGTTTGCCGAGCAGCTCTATGGGAAATTGCTTGCCGATGGCGTGCTCACCGAGGAAGAGATCGCTCAAATCCTCCGCGACGAAATGCGCGCGAAAAACGCCGCAGGGAAGGGAGGCTGAAATGGAGTTGACGAAGGAAGATGTAGCCCAAGTTCATGCCGAGAATGTTGGAGGGAAACGCATCGGCTTAATTTTTGATCTTCTCGATACCATCGCCGCCCGCGATGCCGCAATCGAGGCTCTTCGCGCGGAGCGCGACAACTGTCGGACGGCTGCAAATGGATTAGCCGACGAACTCGCCGACCTGCGCGGGAGGATGGAGGCGCTGAGGAAACTGGCTGAAAACATGCTTGCCGAGCATGAATCCACAGGACAATTCGCCAAGATGGACATGGATGAAGGTGACAAGGCTTTTACTGTGGCAGCTAAACAATTTCTCGCCGTTCTGGACGCTCCCGCCGGGATTGGTTATGACTACGTCTGCCCTACGTGCGCATCTGGAATACGTTCCATTCGCTACGATGTTCGAGCGCCCGAATCGGAATACAAATCAGAACTATGTGCGAATACTTGGCATGACGCTCCCGCCGGGAAAGGAGATTCAAATGGATAGCGCGAGGAATTGGGCGGACCAATTGGCAGAGGATATTCACCACTACGATTATGATCCAGATGCGGAGACGTTCGACATTGAGGCGGCAGCGCGGAGGATTGAAGCAGCGGTGACGGCGCTCTGGACCAAGGCTCAGGAGCAGATAAGAGAGGCTAGACGATTGGGAAGAGAGGATGCGCTTGCAGTTATTGAAAAATTTCATTGGATTACTGACAAAGACAAGGGTTATCTAGTTCAGAGAATTCGCGCCTTCCCGCTCGATTCCCTGCCATCCGGGGACACTGCCGACGTGGAGGGCCTCCCCACGTAAACCTGTTACGATGATGTGCTCGCCTCAATTTTTGCGTTTGAATCCCAAGGATGCTCGGGGGAAAATGCCTGCGATGCTTCTCGGGTCTTTTGTAGAAATAAATTTGGAGATCATGACAGCCACTCTCGAAGCATTCTCAAAACGGGGCTTCTGCGGCGATTTGTCTTTCACTATAAAGAATCGCCAGCCGTTTCGAGTGGTCAGCGAAGTCCATCATCCCGACCCGAAAAATCCAGCCGACTGGCATGCCATCGTTGACGAGACGCGGCCCATCATCAAACAATGGCTCACACTGCCCGAAACTGTACTGACAGTCCGATTCAACGAGGGCAGAATCAACAAAGTTCAACTCCGCGATCACGCCGCTGGGGGAGTCGAGGCCGTGTCGTGAGTGGAATCTCTCAGGCGCCCGCCATAGCGCCGAGAGTTGTTTTCAGATTTGGTTAGCAGCCCCGCCATAGGTTTGCGGCCACACGGGGGTGCTATGTGCAATGTGCTGAATGCGGAGGGAAGTTGAAAGTAGTTCACTCAATTCCAGTCGGCAGGATCGTGCGGCGCAGGCGGGTGTGCCGGGATTGCGGCGCACGCGTCACGAGCTTGGAAAAAGTGGTGCAGCCGAAAGCCGCGCCGTGAATTGGATCCGACGTTTTTACAGTGCCAAGGCCGACCAGGTCAAAGACTGGCAAGACCCGGATCGAGAAGAGGTGCCCATGCCGTGCGCAGAAATCACCATCGAGCAAATTCCGCTCGACCTGTACGCGAAACTTCTGAACGAAGCGACCGCGGCGGGAGCAAAATTCGACGGTACAAAGGCGACCCTCGACGGAATCGAACTGGATTGGAATTACTCTCCCGAAGTGCAAATCTTGAGAGTTTCATGCACCAAAAAACCTTTCTATGTGAACTGTGGAACAGTAGAATCTCACATTCGCGGCCTGGTCGAAAAAGCGAAGACGGGAGTCTAGCCATGCCACGTCCACCAAGATATCCGGAACTTGCCGGGATGCGCTTCGGAAGACTCGTAGCTCAGTGGCCAGTGGGCAATAGCGGAAAATATAAAGCGCGCTGGCTCTGTTTGTGTGATTGTGGGCAATTAATCACAGTTGCCAAAAATCACCTAGAAGCTGGCCTTATCCGCAGTTGCAAATGCCTGCAAAGAGAAAATATCTCCAAAGGCGCGAACCTAAAGCACGGCGCGGCGAGGGCCTCTGGGCTAACTCCTGAATACATCGCTTGGACAGGCATGATTGCCAGATGCACGGATCCGAATGTCAAGAACTGGAAGAATTATGGTGGGCGCGGAATTCAGCTTTGCGAGAGATGGAGAAATTCCTTTGCGGCTTTTCTGTCCGACATGGGAAAGAAACCATCGCCGTCCCTGTCCATCGACAGAATCAATAACGACGGGAACTATGAGCCCGGTAATTGCAGGTGGGCAACACCAATCGAGCAGAGCAACAATAAAAGGGCAAGGACAGGAGCCGCTGAGAACTTGCAACGCATGTGGGAAGCAAGGAAGCGCATGCCAAGAAAGCACGTCGGCCCCCTGACGATAGAGGGACGATTCTTTAGTCGTCATTTGAGGTGCGCTCAGGTCGAGGAGAAGATTCTGGAGCTCGCTGAGAAGGCCAAAATCGCCCTATGAAAATCCTAATTCTCGTCGCGACCGTCTTACTGGCCTCGTCACTCGCTACCTTTCGCGCCCAGGACGCGCCGCCGTATCGCGATCCCTACACAAACGAGCCGCAGCCTGCTGAATGCAACAACTCGTTCCAGAACGTGCATCCGTGCAAGTGTAATCACGCGGCGGAAAAATGCGAGCGCCCGCAAGGGACGCCAGACAGTTCCTGCACCACTCGATGTCGCCCGAAGGCTTGTAAGTGCGTGAATAGCTGCACGTCATGATTCAAGACAGCGAAATTCGCGCGCGGCTGCACGGAGCAATTGACCGCATTGGACTCGAACCTGTCCGCGAACGGATGGCTCGCTATGTAGTGGGGCTGCTGGTGCCGGAGGTAAAAAAGCTGCTGAAGGAAGAAGAGCGAAGTCTAAAACAAAAGGAGAAAACCTTTGCCGAGTAGCGAATTTCTCAGGATTTGTTCGGAAGTGACTCAGTTCCAAAAAGGAGGCGTAAATTGACTAACCGTTTCGTTTCGATTATGGAGCAGATCGGGATCGACTGTCTAAAGGCGTTGAGCTTTGTCGAGAAGTATCTGCCGGAAGTTGCGGTACTCGTGGAAACGCTGTTTCCGGGCCAAACGGCGGTGGCGGACGGCATCGTCAATTCGGTGAGCTTGATTCAGAAGGCGGTGGTCACGATTGAGCAGAAGATGGCTGCTGGCGGCGCAGCCGCCGGAACGGGCACGCAAAAACTGGCCGATGTCGTCAGCATCGTGTCACCAACAGTGACGCAGCTCTTGACGGCGGAAGGCTTGAAGGTTGACACAGCTTACATTCAAAAGCTCACAAATGCTGTGGTAGACATTCTCAACGTGCAGGCCGCTACCGTCCCCGTGGCCCCGGCGCCTGCTACGGCTTAGGCGTTTTTCGTTCCGCCATTCGTTTTCGGGATTACGACTTGGCCCTCCGCGGTGACGCGCGCCGGCGACGTGGCCCCGCCTTCTGCGGAAGTCGTCACCGACAGCTTGTTGATCGTCGCTTGGTAGATGATCTCGTGAAACGTGAATTGCTGAAACCAGTGCCAAGCACCGATGATCAACGCGGCGGTCGTAGGAATGGCGAGAATGAGGACGTGCGAGCCGTCCGCATTGCGATTCCACGTGTACCCGATGCCGATGGAGACGAAAAACGCGACCAGCAAGCTGGCGGCGCGGCTGGCGGCCTTCTGTCCATGCTGCAGGAGCGGAAACCAGCTCGAGCTTTTGAGTTTCTGCATAATCCAGACGGTCGCGGCTGCCGCGGCCACTTGTGTCGATAGGACGTTGGAGACAGCGTTCGGGTCAGGCATTTTCTTTTTCCTTTTTGTCCAGCCGTACGATTTCGATTTGCTTTCCGTCTAGATACAGCCCATAAGTGCTTCCGGGCGGGAAATCCTCATCCAAGGCCGGAAGCTTATCCGGGTCGACTTCTTCGTCTTGCAGAATATGGGGCGCGGCGAGGACTTGATGACCATGGAAAATCGCGGCCAAGTTTTCGCCAGCTTTGCGCCGCTTCAGGATGTCTTTCAGTTCCGGCCTGAATTGATCGAGCCAATCCTGAAACGGTTCTCCGCCGGGCGGTTTTTCCTCGGGGTATTTGATGTACCGCTTGCGCATCGGAATCGTTTCCGACTCTTTTTTGCCCGCCATGTCGCCCACGTCCCAGGTTTCCAGCTCCGGAGTGGTTTCGGTTTCCATCTCCCAGGGCATGGCCTTGGCAATGAGGTCCATGGACTGTTCCGCGCGTGGAAGGTCGGAGGAAATCAGGCTGTGAATATCGTGGTCCTTGAGGATTTTGACGATGCCAGGGAGGAGCGGCTTCGCGGCGTCTTTGTCAATGCCGACGCGCATCAGGCCACGAGAGATTTTGCGTTCGTTGAGAGTGCTGGCGAAATGACGAATGGCGATCAGGTCTGGACGGCGCAGCTTATCGGTCGTAGACGATTCTTCTAGGACGAGAGCCTTTGCTGCAGTATTTCACGTGAAACTTAGCCTGCGCCCAGGAGGGAAATTTCTTGCCGCAATGAGGGCATTGCGGCTCTGGTACGCCCATCATGTTTTTGCCGGCTGGAAGCCTCGGCCGTTTTGCCCGAGTCCCTCAAGACCCAATTTCTCGAAATCGCGGCGCCAGCCACGTCTTTGTGAGAGTTGCAATTCGTGCCTTCCCTAGACTTCCAGCCGACGGCATTCTACAATTTTGTCACGGTCTGTGTCCTGTACTGTATTGAACACATCGAAACTTCGCCGGCGTAGTTGGGATTCGCGCCGCCGTTGTACATCTCCAGGGCGGCGTCGATGTTCCCGTCAGTCCGTTTCAGGCAGGCGGCCAGCTTGCGGCATCCCCATTCGATTCCTACCGGCGGATCGCAGAGTTCGGTGAGGTATTTGCCATCAAATCCGAATTCGCGCGCGGTCTGCCCCATGATCTGAAGCGGTCCCCAGGACATTGCGCGCGTGTAGGTTTCCGTGAGGTCGATTTTGCCCGCTTTGTACTGCGGCATGACGTAGCGCGCGAGGAAGCCGGGCTCGTAGCGCACGGCCCAAGGGCTGTCAGTCGATTCCCGGTCGAGCATCCCGCAGAGGATTTCCGGCGGAACCGAGTGCTTCGCGGCAATCGTTCGGGCAAGCTGTTCGAGGTCGCTTTTAATCATCCGTCCCAGGAATCATCTTTCAGCAGCGCACTAATTCGCTCCACGGCCGCCTCGTCTTTCGCGTGGATTTGGAGCATCGCCGCAATCATCTGCTGGTTTCGGCGATTTGCCTTCCTGTCGTGCTGCTTCACGATGTTGCCGATAGCGTTGTTGTCCAGTTTGGCCTTCGCGAGCGAGGCTTGGATCGTGGTAAATTGCGTGGCCATGACCCAAATTTTGCTGATCCCCACGCCGAGCAGCGTGCACACGAGACTGAGGATCGCGACATCGAGGGGTGTCACGCCGCCTCAAGCAAGGCAATTTCCGCGTTGATCTTATCGAGTTCTCTTTGCAATTCGAGCTCGCGGCTTTCGAGGTAGAGCACGCGGGCCTTGCGTATGGCCTCAATGCTGGCGATTTGCCGCGCTTCGTCGCGCAGAGCGGTGAGCAGTTCCCGGCGCATGTACAGCCGGAGTCCTTCCCGATAGTCGGCAATGTCGGCGTGCATGGGGAGATTTCCAGGTAACCCGCGAAGGCTGGCAACCTGGCGATTGATCCGAAACACTTGCTCTGCGATGCGGCCCTCGGGTGTCTTTTCGTTCCGGCCGTGTGGAGCATCGTTCATTTATTTCCTGCTTCGGAAAGTCTCTTCTTCAGGGCGTCCGCGCTGAATTTGTCGAGGTCGATGGACATGGAGCTGCCCTCGGGCGTGGCCTGAAAGAGCACGCGGTCGGGACTGAGGCCGTAGCCTTTTTGAATGCCGACAAACTTCGCGCCGGCGGATTCGACGATGCTTTGAGGGCTCTTTCCGCTCGCTTGCGGGCTGAGGCGATCGAGCGTCCTTTTCCAGAAGGCGGCCCGGTCCTTCGCGCTCCTCGGCAGTGTCTCTTCTTGATGCTGGAATGTCGCGTATTTGTTCGGGCTCACGGTCTCGTGATTCCGGACTTGCTCGCGGTAGTCGTGCGCCTGGCGGTCGTAGTCTGCGGTCGTCAGTTCTTTTGCTGCGCCGCCCGGCGCAAACATCTCATTCTGTGGACTCGCGCCCGTCCCGCGGAATAGAGGCGATTTCGATTCCATCTCGCCGGCGGCGGATTCGATCGACTTCGCGGGCTCGTTGATTTTTTCGGTGAGTTTCTTGCCGAGTTCGACGGTCGCCATTTTCTTGTTTTCGGCGACGGCTCCCTCGAGGCCTGGAAGGGTGGACTGCGGGCCTAGTTCGACGGCTTGCTGATCTGCTTCGCGTGGGTTATCGCTATGTCCAGCACTCTCCTCAGCGCCGCTTGAAAGTTCTTCTGCCGAGAGCTCGCTGATTGTTTTGTCGAATCCTGCTGCGGCTTCTGCTTCATGGAGTCTCGCCTCGATGAATGACCGCAGGCCGGTCATTCCTGAATATTTTCCGGCTGCCGCGTCGCGCAACATGCGCGCCAGGTCCGGATCGACGGCTTCGGCGCTCTTGGCCGCGTCCTCGAGTTTTGCAGCGTACTCCTCGAGAATCGGGCCTGCCGAGGCTTTCGTCGCCTCGATGTGCTTGCCAGCTTCGTTGAGGAGACGTGTATATTCTACGCCCTTACCCGATTCGATGGCAGCGCGAAGTTTTTCCGCAGTGATCTTCGGAAGATTCTTGAGCCAGGGATGCGCGGCCTCCATTTGTGGCCGCGCAGATGGAACACCGTAAACGTAGTCCGCGCCTTTAATTGGCGCTTCCCTGCCGGATTCGGCATTGAGATCAAGGTGGTAACGGTTTGGCCGCTCGAAAGTCTGCCACTTGCCATTTGCTTCCTCGAGCTCAGCCTTCGCGGTTGCGAGCGTGTCTTCATCGAATTTCTGGAGCTGCTCTTTCGGTTCACGGGTGCGCGGCGTTTTTGCTGCCGCCGGGCGATCTTCCATTTTTGCGAGCTGGACCTGTTTCGCCGTGAGAGGCTTGGCGGGCTCTGCTGGTGCCGGTTTCCCGACATCGACCGGCTCGGTTGAGGACTTGGCGAAATTCCGACTGCGACGGGCTTCTGCCCGTTCGGTTTCTACTTCGGCAGGAGACTTTCCGCCGGGACTTTTCGGCGCGCCCGACTTTTCCCCGCTCATGGCTCGATCAATCCGCTGGCGGGCCATCTGCGAAGCTGCCTCGGGGTAGTTTTTGGCGTTGCCGATGACCTTGAGGTCGTCGATAGCCTGCTCGTGCGCTTGGATGGAATCCATCCCATTCTTGGTGAGCGCTTTTTCGTACTCGTAAGAGGTCGGGAGTTGCGACGGCCCGATTTGAATCGCTCCGGTTACCGGATGCCGCGGATTGATCTCCGGAAGAGCCCGCTCTGGAAGCCCGCTCTTGAGTTCCGGGCGACCTGGCGCTGCTGGCGGCCCGGTCGGTAATTCCGGAAAGCCTGGCAAAACTTCGACGCGAGGCCTCGGCGTAACCATCGTGCGTCCGGAAGTCGGCAAGACGTTGACGCCTTCGAGGTTTCGCGGCAGGTCGGTGAATTCGCCTTCGGTGGCGGCTGGCGCAGGTCTCTGCGGCCCCATCTGGATTGCTTCGCCTGGCGGCGCGCCCGGTACGTTTTGTACGGTCCCCATGATCGGCTTGATCGTCGAGGCCATGCGGCGAGCATCGCCTTCCCGCTCAGGAGTGAGAATTCGCGTCGAGTTGGGCTGCACCTCGATCGGCGGAGTTGCTGTATTCGTTTCGCCGTATGGCCTTCCCTCAAAACTCGGGTCGCGCACGCCAGGCACGGCGCGCGGGTTTGATGGCTGCGATCCGCCGGCCGGCGGTAGAGTTCTCGAGGGCACGCCGCCAACAGGGGGCGAAGTCGGTTTCAGTTCTGGAGGTTGCAGGTCGGTGCGTCCGAGCTCGTTGAACGATTTCGGAATAAGTCGATCAGGATTGTTGAAATTGAAAAGCGTGTCGGACCCGCGCAACCAAAGTTCTTTGCTCTGAGGGGAGATTGATCCGCGCACGGTGTTCGCGGCCTTCGTCCACCATGGCATTGGAGTCGGCACGCGAGCTCCGCGCACCTGGTTCTCGATCGAACGCAGTGCGCCCCAATCCTTGCGCGCTTCGCGGAATCCGTCACCGAGCTCCTCACCGCCTGTTTCGCCGATCGCGTCAAACATCGACTCGCGAATCCCGTGCAAGGCCGCCACTTTTGCGCGAAGAGAGGGGTCGGCGAGCTCGGCCGCTGCCTGCTCATTGGGGGACATATCGTAAAATCGGGCAACGGCCCGATCGTTGTTTAGTTGCGTAGCGAGATTCTTCATTTCGCCGACGGTGATCGGCCTTCCCTCGAAAAATTCTGCGAGCTTGTTGCCGGCGTCGACGGCCCCGGACTTAGTTTGTTGGTCAAGAGGCGTGAAACTGTCACGGATGGCGCCCGCGATCGTATCGCCTGGTCGCTGCACATCCTTGTACGTGTCGGCGATCGGCTCGACGGTTCGCTGCCAGAGGTTATCGGCGGCGCGGTGCGCGATTCCGGCCGAGCGCATTGAGCCGCCAGAGGATGAGCTGTTAAAAACACCAGTCTTGATCGGGAAATCGCGCGTTTCGGGCGCGATGTATTTCCCCGCACGCTGGAAATTCTCGCGCATGAGCGCTTGATCCTCGGCCGAGAGTCCGGAAGGCACAACGCCGCGCTCGTAGAGTGATTGGGCGCCTTTAAGACTAGGAGTGCGCGAGAGAAGTCTTCCGGCTGCCGGCGCAACGATCTCGATACCCTTGCCGATAACCTGGCCGCCCATTTCCGCGCCGGCGCCTTGCGCTGCGCCCATTCCAATGTCGACGGCGCCTTGCGTATTTGTGGGTTGGCTTTTGACGACTCGTTTAAGAGCGGTACCGGCGGCGCCGCCGAGCGCTGCGCCGGCAATGTTCCCGCCACCTGGTTCCGCGGATCCAAGAAGGCCGCCGGCGACCATGCCCGCGGCGGGGAGTTGGTCTTCCATCCATCGCGCCGCGTTTCCGACGCGCGTGCCGAGCGTTACGGGCTGTGGGGCATTGGCGTTTTCGATTGGGCCGCCGGGCTTGGTTTGGTAGGAACCGACCGGAAAATCGAGCTTTGTTTTGTCCGCAGAGGTGTACTGCTCATGGAAAGCGTCGGGATCGAAAGGCGCCGCGCCAGATGTCACGAATTGCTGGTGAAAGGCGTCGGGATCGAATTGTTGTGCGTTGCCGCCGGCCATTACTGTTTTTTCGTGTACCCTTTCGCTTTGTACGCGTCCTCAATCTGTTTTGCAGTCATCCCCGGATGCGCCGCGACTGCGGCCTGGACTTCGGCATCGTTGTATGTTTTCGCTCCCCCGCCAGCCGCCGGGCCTTTGCCCATTTTGTCGAGGCGGTCTTGAGCCATCGTCGCGACGACACTAATCGTGTCCAGCATTTGCTTTCGCTGCACGGGCGTGAGGAGTTGGCCGCTTTCAATCTTCGCTTGCAAGGCCTGAATGTCGCCGAGTGTTGATCGCGTTTTCTGGAGCGTGTTCCATTCCGTCTGCGTCATGCGGAAGCCGGCTTTTGGCCTGGTCGCTTCGACCAGCGCGAGAATGAGGCCCACGTCGCCCGAGCCTGTTTGCTCGGCTGCGAATGCCTGCGCTTCCTTTTGCTTGTCGAGCACAGATTGAAATGGCTCTCTGGCCTTCGTATCGGCTGCGGTCGCTTTTGCGTTTGTTCCGCTCTTCTGGACTCCTGTGACGGGCCTGGTCGCACCGGTCTTGGTGTTGAATTCGACCGGCTTTCCGTTGTCATCTTCCTGAATGGTCCAAGTTCCAGAGTCGGCCTTCGGGTCGCGCTTTGCGGCAGATTCCTCGGCCAGAATCGCGGTAGCGGCCGCTTGCATGTTTTTATAGCCGGCAGCGCCTTCCATGACTCCCCCGGGGTATTTCGCCGGGTCGGACATGATCCGCGCCTTGACATCGGCAACGGGCACGTCCATGAATTTCTCGTCCTTCGGTGCTGGCGTCTTCTGCAGGGCTGTGATTGTATCGGCGATCTGTAAAACTTTCGGGTCCGTGCGTGGGTCGCGGCCGTTATCGACGGCATCCTGAACGGCGTCCGCATAGACCTGCTGCGGGTTTTCCGGCTTTCCTGGCTTCGGATTCGCGTCGGCGCGCAGTTTTGCGGCGTCGGCCTCGTTCTTGTCGGTTTCGCTCGTGTCCAAGCGGCCCTTAAGAGCGGCGGCGGCGTTTTTCTGTTCTTCCGCGGCGCGTTTCTCAAGGTCTGGCCGTACCCGACTCTCGTAGTTTCCGGGCGAGCCGGGAATCAACTCTTCAAGACCAGGCATGTAGTAGTGCCCAACGATGTCGAGCACCTTTTTCGCGCCATGCAGCTCCGGAGGCTTGGAAGCGGCCAGGGCGTCCGCTGCCGGGGTCGGTGCTGCGCCCGGACCGAGGCTGACCGGTTGAATTGGCGCGTTAGAAGGCGCATTTCCGGGGCTGAGTGGCTGCGCCGGTGGGGTAGCTGCAGGACCGACCGAAACGGCTGCCGGCGGCGCTCCTGGCGCTGCCGCAGGGGGCGCAGGACCGACGGGCGCGGCGGTTGGGACAGTAGGCTGCGGCGTGGCTGCGGGAGGCGCAGGCGCAGCGCGAGGAATGCTCGGTTGTGGCTGATTTGCCACAAATGGAGGCGTTCCAGGTTGCTGCGGCAGTTGCCCAGGTTGGCCGTGCTCTCCGCTCAAGAATCCATAGAGCTTGCGCGCGGCGTCCGGGGCCTGCTGAATATCCTGAAACAGAGCGTCTAGGAAGGCCATTTATGAACTCTTACCGGCCGGGTTGGTAATCATTTTGACGATCTGTGAAGCATCCGTCAGGACCGAAGGCCGTGCTTGCATGTCCTGAGTCGCCTGCCCGTACATGTTCGTTGCAGCCCCGGTGTTGATTCCGTAAAGCTGCGAGGCGTCCTGAATGGCCTGCTGCTGGCTGTCGAGCTTCTGTTTGCCGATGGTGACTTCGGCGTTGGTCGCGGCGGTAGCGTCCGCGGCGGCCTTGTCCTGCGCGAGTTTATCGGCCGAGGCGTAGAACATCGCGTCGTTGCCGGTTGCCCCGGCACGCTGCGCGGCGCTGAATTTGGCGGCGTCGAAGGCACTGTTTGCCGTGTCCATTCCGGAGCGACGAATTGCTGCTGCGGTCGTCGGATCGAAGCCGGGATTGGCGAGTTGGCCTTCGATTGCCGTTGTCGCGCCCGCGCCGAGTGGTTTTGCGGCCGCTTGGTAACCTGCCGCTTGCTGGTTTGATAGTGCCTGCTGTTGCGCTGCGCCTCTCGCGGCGAGCTCCAAGGGTCCATCGTAGGCGTAGGATTCGCGCTCAAGAACCGCCCCGGAGTCCATGTCCATCACAATTTTTGTGTTAATTCTCATCGGCGCCCCAATTCTTTCGCATAGCAAGTCCAAAGCGGGCGTTTCCACCCTAGTTTCATCAGTCGCCGCCCAAAAGATTTTTCAATCTGCGGCGGAAGCCACGCATGCAGGTCGGATAATCCGCCTGTTCTGTACGCGATTTCGCAGCCAGCCTCATGCAGCGCGAGAAAATTTCTGTATCGCTCACTCGGCGTGCCTGCCTTCTGGTCGAAGAATCCATAGACTTCGGCAGTCAGGTGCGCGAATGCCGCGTTGACTATTTTCCCGTCCTGCTCGCCCACGAGCTTGATGTGCCACAAAGGATCGCCACTGAAGTCGGGCATCTCGAAAGCGAAGCCCTGTGCCTGGTAGAGACGTTCGATTTGCGACAAATCATCTGGACGATAAAAGCGTGTTTGCATACAATTCCGCGCGGAGGTACCACATGCCCGAACTGAATGAAACCCAGATCGAGAACTGGTTCCAGTACCACGCTCCCAACGCCAATCAGAGCGCCAAGTACGAAGCGATCCGCAAAGCGGCCCGCGAGCTGGCGCTGACTATCTTCAAAAACACGCCGGCAGGCGCGGACCAGTCCGACGCGATCCGCAGCGTGCGCAATTCCGCGATGACCGCGAACCAAGCCATCGCGGTAGAGCTTGGCGGCTCGGGCGGCGCTAGCGCAGGGCGTTAAGCGGCTTCACTTTTTTCTGCGTGGTAGCGGTTTGCGCGTTCACCGGCTGAGTCACATTGCCGGCGGCGGGAGTCGTGTTCGCGTTGATGTACGCGACCGTGGCTTCGAGCGCGTCGGCAATGTGCGTGTCGGTGGCGCGAATTCTTTCGATTTGAGGTATCTGTAGTTTTTTTCCTACCGGAGCACTCATCAGTAGACGTTCCCTCTCACTGGCGACCACGGATCGGGCACGATGCTGAACACGATCTTCTCGCACTGCGCCCAGCTTCCCGCCGCATTTCCCGCGTTTGAAAACGTGAAGGAACAGCGCTCGGCGAGGATGTTGGTTGTGAATTCAAACTCCCGCGAAAGCCGCGTCACCGTTCCCGCCGCGCCAAGAATCAAATCCGGCATGAGGTACTGCGAAAAAGTGAACTGCATCGGGTTGAGGATCTGCTGAATCGGCACGGTGCCGTTGAAACTTGCGTCGGCGGAGTTTTGAACGATGGCCTGCACGTCGATGCCATTCGTCAAGCCGTGCCCGGCGGCGCAAGTTACCGTGGTGACGCCGTTCACGCGCGAGATGCCTGTGATCGCGTTCGAGACGTTCGGATCGACGAGCTGGAAGTTCTGATTCGGGACCGGCGTGATGTTTCCCATCGGCTGCGGCGAAATTCCCATCGCGCCAGAGCCTTTGACGTAGCCGGCGAGGTATACATAGAGCTTGCGATGCGACTTAATTTGGAGCGCCTGCTCTTCCATGTGCGAGGGCGTGAAATAGGTCGAGTAGCTCCAGGGAATTCCCGCGCCGTCATCGCTCTTGTTTGCGTCGAGAAGATCGTAAATCTTCCCGGTATTGGATGGCCCAATGCCCGTAAGCGTGGGCGCAGCGCCGTTGCCGATGAAGGTATGCGCCGTGCCGTCGGTTCGCTCGATGAGCGCGGCCGAATTCGAGGAAATGTTCCAAGCTGGACACCACTTCGGCGCGTTGCCAATCGCCAGAATTTTCCCAGTGTAGGGGCTGTACTTCACCGACCAGTGATCGGCGACTTCCTGCGCGGTGTCCATGCCCACAAAATCAAAATAGAAAATGATGTTCGGCGAGGTGGCGCCGTTGATGGGCGCACCGATGAGGGCGCGCTTGTTCACGCGGTCGACGAGCACCCAAATGGTGTAGCCAAAAGCCCAATTAATCGAGTTCCAAGTCGGTTTCCCGGAATTGGACGAGTCGGACTGTATTTCCTGGCCAACTTTGACCGGCTCCGCGCCCCAGAAGACGTAAGGCCCGGCGCGATTGGCGGCGATGCCCCAATCCTCTCCAACGTCGAGCGCGTTTATGCCGCAGGCTCCGATGGCGTTCGAGACGCTTGTGATGGTCCAGGATGAGGGCTCGTTTGCGCCGTCATCTTGCGTGACATACCAAGCATTGTCCTTCAGGATGTATAGCTTTTCGCGCAACACAAACGCGTTGCGAATTGTTCCGCCGTCCTGGAAGAAGGGTTGCAGCACTCCGGTCAACTGATCGAAACTTTCCGGCTGGCCGGCGTACGATCCGCGCATGGTGGACGTGAGATAAGGCGTGTTGGTAGGGAAAATTTGAATCGAATCGACGAGAAACACGCCATTGTTGTTTGGCGTGCCGTCGGCGTAAACCTGCAGGAGCAGGTCTGCGGGAATCACGCCGAGCGCTGAGGTCAGGATCGCACTAAAAACTTGGTATTTGGCCGTTGTTTGGGCCGCCTGCACGCTCAAGCCGCTCGTCGTGAATGCTCCGGTCGTCGATTGCAGATTGATGTGGAACGTGCCTTGCGTGAGCACGCCAGCAGAGGCCACGCGTGCGCGCACGGTGTAGGACGTTTTTGTTTTGAGGATGACATTGTTCAAATAGTCTTGAAACGCCGACTGCAAAATCTGTCCGCGCACTGCTGTCGCACCGTCTCCGGTGATCGAGTAAGCATCGCCGAAAGCCACGGAGAACGCACCCGCGAGAGCGGAGTTGCCGCCGGCCACAAAAGTGCCCGCTGTCCAGCCAAGCGGAACCGCTCCAGCGCCCGGTTGCGTATAAAAGACTTGGATGCCGATGTAGTCGCAGTTTGCCGTTTGGCCCACGCTGTCCGAGTTCAGAGCCGATATTTCGGCTCCAAAAGTGGCGCTATTGATGTCTGACGGCGTCCACGTCGTTCCCCAAAGATCGCTAGAGCTTCCGTACGTCTGAGGTGCGACCGCGTTGGTCCAGGCATTCCCGTTCGCATGGTTCGTGCCCGCCGTAAAACCGCCTTTCACGATTCGCACAAACTGGTCTGTGATTTTGTTGTTTACTGAGGCGCTCACGTACGCCAGCACCACTATTCCTAAAATTGTAGCGTTCGCGGGAATAGGGAAGCCGTAGCCGTTGCCCTCGATGAAGCCGCTACTTGCGCCGGCTGCTAAAGAGACCGATGCCAGCGCTCCATCGAGTGCGAAGATGTTATTTGGATTTGCCCACGGGACCGGCGGTTGAGTTATGGATGCCGTCGGGCTGTTTGGCCCCGCACTCGTCGATGTCGGCGTGCCGCCGAATCCGCCATCGAACGGCAAATTGATGAAATTCGGGACGAGGTTCCTGCCGCCCCAGGTAAACAGCCGCGTAGCGTAGGAAACGACGCCGGCGCACTCTTCAAGTTCGAGGAGGCTGAGGAGGTATTGCACATTCGAGCCGTTCCCGAGAATTACGTCGGAGAAATCGACGGTCAACGTGGTGGTCACGTTGTCGTTGATGACCATGTTGCCGCTCGTGAGGATGTTGCTGGCATTGGTCGTAAAGAAAAACACGGCGCCGCCGGCTGTTGTGAAGCAAACGACGCGGGCAATGACGTTCGGAGGGCCTACCGGAATGTTTGTGAGGCTGACTTTTTTGTTGCCGGCTGCGGTCCAGGTAAAAGGCGGCGCAGGCTTGGTCCAGAATCCCGCGCGAGTGATGAAAAACACGCTGACCAGGTGCACGCCGGCGGGAATGTTGCCTGCGGCGGCGGAATCGACAGCCGTCGGAGGCGCGCCGGGACCGACCTGGCTCAGTCGATCGTAAAAAGTTCCGTCAAATTGCGCCGGATCGCTCGTTCCAAACTGTCCGTCCGAAACTGCGATGTACTCTTTGCCGTAAGCTGTCGCCGATTTCGCGTACGAGCCTGCGGGAATCGGAATCGAATTGATGCCGAGCGTGAGCGCGCCTTGCGGGAATTCCTGATTGATGGACCCGGTAGCATCGAGGAAGAGAAAGCGCTTGTTGCGCGCCTGATCGACGAAAGTTTTCTGGTAGTTGATGGTCGGGTTGCCGGCCAGCGCGGCGAAAACGCCGCCGCCGAGGCCTGGGCGCGTCCGCCAACAGCCGAGAGGGAACTGAACATCCTGGCATTTAGGCGAAGCGCCGGCGGGAAGGTCTGACGGCGCGATCTCGGACACCATGCCCGAGAAGACCTCGAGCGGGAGATCTATTGTGCCGGCTGTAGACATAAATCAGAGGAACGGATAGGAGCGATTGCGCGAGCTGTACGGTCTCCGCCTTCTCGTTTGGTTCTGCATCTGGTGGATGACAGTGTCTTTCATGGATTCCAGTGCGTCGTCGCCCTGCGTTTTGTAATTGGCGGCGAGCGGCGAGCCGCGCGATAGGCCAGCCATGGCCGCGGTCAAGAGCGCCATCGTGTTTTGGCCGTCGCGCAAGAGCACGGAAGCCACTGGGCTCGTGACGTCGCCGAGTGTGGCCTGGTAGCGCAAACGAATTTGTGTGTCCTGAGTTGCGCCGATGAAGTACAGGCCGTCCATACGCCATTCCCAATACATGAGCTGAGTGCTCTGCGGCTGCGATGGCAGGCCCGCCTCGTCGGTCATGTCGGTCATTTCCTGGAAATCGTCCGTCGAGCCGGATGCGCGTTCCGACACCTTGAGCGGCACGAGCAAGTCGACGGGAAGCTGGTTTGGCGGCGGTGTCGCGTCGGTGATGCTGACTTGCGCCGAGGCATCCACAGCGGCAATCGCGGGAACGATGAGCAGGACGTTGTCCTGGATGTAGGTCGCGCTTTTGATGTTGCCGAGCGA